CTAAAAATTCTTTAATTGAATTTCGACATCACCATTGACAATTACAATCCTTGATATTATGCTTTTTAATATATTGTTTTTCTCTTTCTTGTCGATATGCGCCCACACATCGGCAAGTTTTTTTATGTTCTCGTAAACAACTTCTTTCTTCTGACTGTTTCTTTCGTTTTTTTCTTCCTCGGTTATCTTTACTTTCATTTCAGAAATGCTTTTTTCAGTGTTCTTAATCATTTCTAAAACTGTGTCATTTCCATCGGAATAAAGAACATATAGCCTTTTTAATTTCACCTGTTCTTTTTCAAATTGTGACTGCATTATTTCAAGTTTGCTTTGCTTTTCAATAGGCTTGCACTCTGAAAGATTTAAGGATATTTTCAAAATTTCACTTTCTACCTGTTTTTCAATATCAGCAGCCCATTCCAAAGAATTATTACAGTCTGGATTAAAATTAGGCAAATACTTCATTGCTTTATCACGAGAACAGCAATATATTTTATGCTTTCCGTGAGTCCACTTCTGATACCGCATCTTGCATCCACATACACCACAATAGCACAATCCTGTTAACAAGTTGGCATCCGTATGACAAGCAGTTTTGTTTTTCCTACGTGATTTTCTAATCTCCTGTGCAAGTTCAAACCTTTCTTTATCAAAAATAGGCTCATGAAGTCCTTGATATACATTCCCTTTATATGGTATCATACCTATATTTACAACTCCGGTAAGCACATTTCTTACAAGTACCTCACTGTGAAATCCTAATGATTCCTTGATATATAAATCAGAATAACCACCAATAAACATATCAAGTGCTCTGTTTGCTTGTTCCTTACGTTCTGGTATAGGAACGAGTATTCCTTTCTCCTTACTATAATTATAGCAATACGGAGTATTAGCACCACCAATCCAGTAACCTTGTTTGATTCGCTCCAACATACCGCCACGCATACGAAGCATCATAGTATTTTTGTCAAGTTGTGCAAAAACAGCCATCATCTGTGTGTATGCCTGCTCCATAGGACTGTCATAACTTACACTGTCATGGACACATTTGAATAACACTTGGTTGGGTTGAAAAACTCTTTCAATTATGTATAATCCATCAATCATACTTCTTGAAAGCCTGTCTAATTTAAACGCAACAACACATTTAACACGTTTTTTTATGCAGTCATTAATTAGTCTTTGTAATTCCGGTCTATCCATATTTGCGCCGGTATATCCATCATCAACATACCAGTCAGATACAACCAGTTCATTTTTCCGGCAAAAAAGTTCTATGTCTCTTTTTTGACTATCAAGACCGTTGCCTTCTTCTGCCTGTTTTTCCGTGGAAACACGCATATATGCGACACATTCCATTTTCTTTACACTCCTTTCAATATATAAAGAATGTGCCGTATTTATCATACATACGACACATTTTAAAGCCTTTTTACAATGGTGTCAACAGCATATGGATGCTATAATCTCAATAATTTCTTTTGGCAGAGAAACATCTTCAATGTCAACATCTTTGCCGTCTTGTGTAACTCTAACCATTTTTTACCTCCAGTCTGTTTATTTTTTCATAAACCTTTTTAGATATTCTGTTGACCGTTCTGTCACATACATTAATCTTTTGTGCTGTTTCTGTAATAGTCTTTCCGCAAGAAAGCATTTTAAACACTTGCTCTTCCTCTTCCGTAAAATTGGCGTTCCGGAAGATTTCATCAAGTTCCGGCTTAGTCAGTTTTGACAACTTCATAAGCCAGTCTCCTTCGCTAAATTTCAGTTTAAGTAGGTTCTTGATCCGCTAATAATAACTCATTTTCTTCAATCCTTATATCTTCTACAGGGTAAATATCTCCCCAATCATTTCTGATACATACTTCTGAATCAAGAGTCAAACAACCACTATTCAGATTTTCTTTTATACAATTTAATAGCTTTGATATTTTCATAAACGCTCCACTAAATCCTAAGTTACTCATTTATCAGTTCTGCTAACTGAATGAAATCAAGAGTTTCGCATCCATCATATAAGTCATATACTTTCTCCACGATTTCATCACAGTACCCTGCTTCTTCCAACTGCTCCGAAAAATCCGGATCCGAAGTTGTGCAACCATATTCTGTTCTCTTTGTTTCCCTCTGGAATTTTTGATTTTCTGACATTTCCAAGGTCTCAATGCAACCATTATCCGTTGTTTCAATACAATATTTCATGTGATTTTTCTCCTGTTTTTAATTTGCCGAACTACCGAATTTTCCTCGGTAGTTCATTTGCCCAACTAGTAAAGAAAATTTACCAGTTCGATTTCTCCCCGTGTTTACGGGAGATTTTAATTTGCCGGTAACTTGCTGAAACTCATATCCAGGTACCCGTATTGCCCGCGGCGATCCTTCTGCATCTGTCTCCAGTATCCCATCCGCGAGCATCCAGGTTATATGTTGGTGGACTGCACTACTGCTATGCAGCCCTACCTCATTCCCAATCTCACGGAGCGTAGGAGGGTATCCATGCTCCGTGGTGTAAGAGATAATTGCCTTTAGGATCTTATCTCTGATCTTTTTATTATGCTCTGTCATAGCCTGCCTCCTACGCAAACCGGAGTTGGCCGGTCTGCTCTGTCTTGATCTGCATGTTCGGTGTACGCTCTGCCACGCATAATTCCGGCATGTTTGCTCTTACCAATGCTGCAGGTATAGGCGGACATACTGCGTTACCACATCTACGCACCTGTTCACTTCTCGGATAGGTTTTGCCGGTGTAATCGTGGTCGATTATGTAATCGTCCGGAAATCCCTGGCATCCGTACAGTTCCCGCGGCTCCAGCATCCGAAGCCCGATATCCACAATCTGATAATCCACGCCCTCAATTGTCACCAACCCAAATCTGTCTTTGGTCGTAACCGTATCAAGCGGTTGCTCAATGTCCTGACCGGTAGCATCCCCATAATATTTAATCAAAAAGGCTCTCACCTCTCCGAAATGTCCGTCTCCGGCTGTTATTGTCGGAATAGGCTCTTTTACATCTCTTCCATCACAGTGATTATTCATCTGAATCAGATTAACGGCACACATAGCGTTACGTTCAAGCGTGGTTATCGTATGCAGAGGTTCTTTAATATCCGATCCGTTTCCTTTATAATTTCCACCGTAGTATTTCTGAATGAACGAAGTAACCAATCCGTAACGATTAGATCCATCTACTGTCATAATAGGCTTTTTTATGCCTTGACCTCTCAATCCGTCTTTCTCGTAAGAATGGTATTGAGTGAGTATCGGAGCAACCAAGAAGTTCTTATCTTTTGCTACAATGGTATGCAAAGGCTTCTCAATGCTGTATGCTCTCGGATTCTTTTGCCCTTTTGATTCTCCATACCCTATTTCGATGAGGAACGGATCTGCATTATCTACAACAAATTTCTTGATTCCACGTGCGATCCGCTCCATCGTTTTCGGTGCCAGCGGTCGTACCGCCCGGATGCCGTATTTTTCTTTGATTTCTTCTGATGTATCAAAGATGCTGGGGCACGGCAAGGAAAAGTCTAACTGCGTGTATGCACCCACATACGGTTTTAAGAGACCAGCCTTAACAGCCTCACTGTCAGCTGGTCCATGTGTTGGCTCCGGCCAGATGATCGACTTGCCGTCACACCGCGCGATCATAAAAAATCTCTTTCGCATGGTCGGTGCCCCATAATCGGCTGCCACCAGTTCACGGAACTGTACCTCATAACCCAAATCTGTAAGCTGTTGCACAAACTTTTCAAATGTCTTGCCCTGCTTGCTCTTAATGGGATGATGCCCTCTATTCAGCGGTCCCCAGGTCTTAAACTCTTCCACGTTTTCCAACATGATCACCCTGGGATGTACCAGTCCCGCCCACCTGCAGGCTACCCACGCAAGACCACGGATAAACTTGTCCTTCGGTTTGCCGCCCTTTGCTTTGCTAAAGTGTTTGCAGTCCGGGCTAAACCAGGCAAGACCTACCGGATGCCCATTGCATGCTTTGACCGGATCTACCTGCCACACATCCTCACAGTAATGCTTTGTATTTGGGTGATTAGCCTTGTGCATCCGGATAGCTTCCGGATCATGGTTAATGGCAATATCCACACTGTATCCGGTTGCCATCTCTATTCCGGTGGACGCGCCCCCGCCGCCGGCAAAGTTGTCAACGATCAGTTCTCCGTTAATCATGGCATCACCTCCGGCATAAAATCAGATAATCGCATTTGTGCCATTTCTGCATCTAATCTCTTTTTGGACAAATCATAATAATGCTTGTCCAGTTCAAATCCAACATATGGATGGTTGCTTCTGTAGCAGGCTATCAAGCTGCTGGCACTGCCTACATGAGTGTCCAAGATAATGTCTCCGGGCTTTGCATAGCGGTTCAGAAGCCATTCATATAGTGCCACTGGTTTTTGTGTAGGGTGGATACGCTTTTCATTCAACGCCTTATTCCCCTGCTGAATAGTTCCTTCAGTAATGGACTTCCCCTGAAACATTCCACGCCACATATACCGGAATATGTCTATCCTTTTAGTCAGACTGCAGAATGCCACCTCTGCATCCGACTGGTCAGAACCATCATTGCATTTATCCCATACGATAAGACCGCCAGCCAAAGTAAAATCAAAGTAATTGCATCCCCATATAATCTGATTTTTGGATACCCGAAACAATTCCTCGAAGTATTCCCTAGAGGGTGGCTCATTGTCCCACCCTCTGTTTTCGTACTGACCGTCCTTTACATATGTTTTTGTTCCATTTTTCTGCTTAACAAATTTATTCCTATTTTTGCCACCATGCTCATGTAAGCCATACGGTGGATCCACAATCGCAAGGTCAAAGTAACCATCCGGGAACTCTTTCATCCCATCCATACAATCCATGTTGTAATATCCAAAATCCATTACGGCTCCTTTCTCTTATTTCTGTGCTAAATAGCACATGATTCCACAATCCGGGAATATTTCTGTGTTCATGTTTCCTCGGTTGGGATCCAGTTCATCGAGATATAACGGCGTCCCGTCACTCTCTTTTAAAATTGAATATCCAACCAGTCGTTCCAGCTGTGCCCGTCTCTCAAACACTTCCGGGAAGTCCTTGCGGATTCTGTTCCAGTAACCCATACCGCCCTTGACACATCCGATGCAATTATTGTTCGGATATCCCATGTCATACATCTTCGGTCGGGGGAAAGAAAACGTTCTTTCAAACAGTCCGTGAACCTCTTCCTTTGACAGATTCCGGGCAATCAGCGGAAATTCATGCTCCGCTTGTGGATTAGATTCTACCGTCCGCTCTGCCCGGTTGCGCTCTTTCAGGTCAAATCCCCAAACATAAGTCAGGTCATATTGCTTATAATCCTGTTCCCATTGCTTACGGACACGCTTTTTCATCCAGTTCGTACATGGGGCAAACCCGTTGCCTGCGCTGCGGAATCCTCCGAACGCTCGGACACATTCTTCCACACATCCATATTCCGTAGATCTAAGTACCTCAATTTCTTTTCCGATTGCCTTTTCGCAATCTCTGATAAATCTCATGCTATCCTCATGTTGATCGGCAATGTCAATGTAAATCCACTTATCAACATCTCCTGCAAGGTATCCCGCCATAAAGGATGATACTCCTGCGCTGATCCAACATACCTTTAGCTTTTCTGCCATAACACCACGCTACAAATGCTGTATCGTGGATCACCATTCGTTTGCTCTACATACGCTTATCAATAAGCCTTATAGCCACGGTGTTGTAATTTTTCGGTACGCCACCCCTATTCACTGCGCACCAACCCGGTTTACCGGGCATTCGTTATTCCTTTCTTACAATCGTTTCTGCCTGCTCCTTGTACATCCTGCCCGCCATCTGCACCAGATAATGCTGTAAGGCTTCTGCAACGCTGATTCGGTGCTTTACGCAGTAGCGGTCAACGTAGCGTTTAAAGTCCGCATTATCGGCATACAGGGCGGTGTAATCAATGTTCTGCATCTGCTCCACCTTTTTCTTCTTTCTTCATAGTCAGCACATATGGTATTCCCGGAAAACGTATCTGATACTCTCCATCAGGGCAGTTCTGTTCGTGCTTGTGCATAAACCACTCAAAAACAGCCTTGATTGCCATTTGGGTAACGTCTTCCTTTTTTCCTACCCATTTATCATTTTTCAGATTGCCATAGTAAATAGTATCTGTGATAGGGCTGACACCCATTGCCTTAGCCATCTAATCCGCCTCCCCGTAGCGGAACCTTTTTATAAAATCATCCGCATCAATCAATCGCATCGTTTATCCTCCTCCGGTTTCTTGCATCTTTCAAATTCGATAACCCACACCCACGGATTAGCATTCCAACCATAGCGGTCAAGGTCGGATTTCTTAATGGTGGAATCCCACAACTTCTGAAATTCCTCTCGAAGTGCTTTATGGAACGCATCATCATTGATATATAGAATTGGGTCTTGTGGTGTAACAATTCCTTCTTTTTCAATATCCAAGCACCAACCTTTCCCGCATTCTTGCAACCGTTCCACCCTCACATCCGTAACCTTAAGCCAGATACGTGCGGCTTCTTTCGGCATGTGGATTGACGGGTGCCACCTTGCATCTCCATATATTTCATATGTTGCCCGGTACATATAACAGCCACAGCTTTTATTCAAGACGCTCTGTTGTGGTTCTCGGTAACAATTTCCATGTTCGTCTCCCTCACAACAACAACATTCAAAATGTTCCCATGTTTCTCGGACATAAAGGATATCATCTGTATGATATGGTGGATTCCACCTTCTTTTTAGTTCTTCATCCGTGATATCCTCTGGAAGTTTGTATTCATCTCCCCAGTTTTCATATGCTGTTTTGCTTGGATATCCCCAAGTACCGCAATCACCCCCTGCGAATGTATAGCACAGTCTGCCTTGCGGCTGTGGTTTCACAAGCCGTCTGGTACAACTTTTCCGTCCGTCCATAATTGCCCGAACCATCTCGGTATTGAATAAAATTGGTTTAATTGCCATCTACTCCACCTACCCTTTCAAAATAAAACTTTATAGGTTCTCTGTTTTCCTGCACCATGCCGTATCTCAATGCTATGTTGTATGTGCATATATCTCTTTTCAGCCTGTCCGGTATCTTCTGTAACTGTTTTCTGAATGTTTCTAAATCCATTGTTGATTTATAACGATTGCATGAACCGCAGGACGGCATCAGATTGCTTATGTCGTGTACGTCAATTCCGGTAAATTCTTCGGTGTACTCATAATTTCTAAGACAATGCAAATGATCTACATTAAAGCCTTTCTCCGGTATTTCACAGCCACAATAAGCGCAATGCCCATTGTATTTTGCATACACCTGTTTCCTTACGGATTTAGGAATCGGTTTTCGCATCTACTCCACCGCCTTCCACGATTTTAATTGCGTCTGCAAGCTCCACTACGGGCATTGTTCCAAGTCTTTCTGCTTCATCTGCATTACTGTATGCTTCCAACTGTCGCACAACCTTGTCCACATCATAGGCGGTCGACATATTGTTAATCACATCGTTCGCCCTCCTGTTCCATGCTTTAACTTCTATTCTCTCTGCAGTATTATAAGAACCCGCCCATGTTCCGCCGCTTCTTCCGTGACAAACATTGCAGATAACCTGCGCCCAAAATCCTTTATCTTCTCCCGGTATGCGTTCGTAATTCAAACTTGCTTTTCCACCGCAGAACGGGCATGGTTTAAGTTCTTTACTCATGCTATTCCTCACTTTCTAACAACTCCGGATTGTCAAATATGTTGCCGATAGCCTCTGCATCAACCATATGAATAAAATAACCCAAATCTTTTCTGTAATTTTTAGTGTACTTCCCCGACCAATCTACATAAAATCCGATATGCTCTGCCTTTGTGCTATCAAAACAGTTTTGATAACTGCCATATCTAATTGGTGCGTATGTGTCACTAAAGAGATCTTTTACAACATCATTCTCCCAGATCAGTTTGCCGTTCTTATCCTTAAGCCCTGTGCACTGGCAGATTGTGGATGGTGCTACCTCAAATGCCACAAACTGCAAACACCCTTCTTCTCCGACCTTATCACTCTCATTTACCGAGTTACCAACTGCATGAATAAATACTTGTCCTGTTACACCATCATCAATACGATTTCCAATTACCCATTCCCCGTTATCAATTCGTTTTCCACGGAATAGATATCTATCCTGCATCCTCATTCCTCCCTTTCTTTCTGCAAACATGCCAACGTACAATCATTACATACCTTGTCACTTTTTAATAAATTCCGCAGGACACATAATAGCGCCATTGCCAACTCCTCGTCCGTCATGCTCCTGATCCGGTCTGCGTTGGTCATAGGTACGTAGTGCTCGCAGTCTCTTTCTATGTCCTCATGTGGATTGTCATTTATATATGCACACCACTTAAAAGATTCATCTCTACGGTCGTACATGGTACGCAGATGTTTGCAATTCTTACACTTTGCCATCTTCTTCCTCACTTTCCAGGTACGGCTCCGGCAGTGGCATCCAAGCTGTGATTTCAATTTCATCATCAACAACATCAGGTTCATAATATCCGTATTCCTTGAGATAATCTTCACATACTACCGAATACCAGTACCATTTTCCCTTGTAGCAGATACCAGTTGCTGTAAACGGTACATCTTTAATGCTTGCATAATAAGGAACCGGATTGTGGTTTACCCATGTGATATTGACAGGAACACAATCTTCCGGCAGTCTTTCACTTACCGGAATCCACACCGGCTGCTTCTGCAAGGCGGTGATTGCCATTTGTAATGCATCCTCACAGCAATGATCTACTCCAGTTTTCCCGTACAGAGGACATTCTTCACAAACCTCTGAGTACCGTTCACTCTGAGCCTTTAAGCAGTAAATAGCTTCTTCTCTCTTCATTCCGCACCCTCCATTTCTTTCAGTTTGGCTTCGGCTTCCTCTCTGGATAAAAATATTTTTTTACCTATATCATCTAAGAAATAACAGCTTTCACCCATTTTATTCATGACATCAATTCTTACAATGATTCTTTTATTGTAAAACTGCTTGATATTCATTTGTAAAACGTGTGCTGCAATAATCGGTTCTTTTACATATGGAGTTATACAATATAATGTATCTCCCACCTTGCACGGTAACCGCAGGAGCAATCCCTGCTCTTCGGCATCCTCGTATCGTTTCAGCTTTTCCCTCAACTCAGCCATTGCCCACATATTGCGGTAGAATATCGCAATCAGACCTCTTACGTCTGCAAGCGGGTCAATCCCGAGGTTGTCCATCATTTCTTCGTCAAAAGATTCGTCTTGCAATGGCAAATCTTCTCCTACCAAAGTAGTTGTGAGTTTTCTTACGAAATCTCTTTCGCCCATATCAATCTCATAATCTCTGTATCTGCCACTTCCATCCTTTGCTATGTAACAGCAATTAAGTGCCAGTTCAACCATTCCCATATCTGATACATTCTTGTTAGTTGTTAGTCTCTCCATCCTTGCTCCTTTCCACAATCCTCGGTCTCTCTGCAAATTGAGGATAACTGCAGTCATATTGAATATGATTCCAGTGGTCAAAATGCCCCACGATAGAACTGTTTTGCATACTGTATAATTCGTCTTCGCTATGAAATCCTCTGCTCACGATTTTGCACTCCTTTTCCCGTATGTACTTGCAATTCTGTATACATTGCAAAGTTCTCTATAATATATTTCCTGTGCATGGATGTGATTATCCACACGGTCAAGTTCCGTTTCGCACCACTTGGCAAATTCTTCTGTGGATAATGTTGTTTCCAAATTTTCAAATTTTTCTCTGTTGTCAATCACAAAACACACCATGTCAACCGGGATGTGGTTCAAATCCGCAAGAATCTGAATCTGCTTGTCCTTATCCTCCGCTTTTTCATAATTTGCCAACAATTCATAGCCTGTCATCTGCATTTGCATCACCTCTTATCAAGTTTGATTTCGTTGTCGTAACAACGCTTCTTTGGGTTTCCCTCTACGGGAGAAATCATCTTTTTAGGGTCTGTGGTGTATGCTCCGTTTAGCTTTACACCTATTTTGCTTTTTTCATCCACGTAGCACGATGGCTTGTAACGATCCGGTGGAATGTAGTTGTGAATGCGCCAGTGTTTCACCAGTACAACACCACTGTCGAAAGATAAAAGGAATCTGCTGTCTATCAGTATCTTCAAATCATCATCAGAAGTTCCGCACATCCTTATAATTTTCCGTGGGTTATTTACAAATCCGTCATCATCAGCGTTCATACAGATATGGAAATAAAGCATTTGAGCCGTAGCAGGAATATCCAAAAAAGCATCACTCTCAATTATTTTTGCGCTGAACATTCTTTTTTCTGCCATTTAGAACTCCTTACTCAAAAATAGGCTTCTCTATATAGATTCCGGTGTTTTCCACCAGTTCTTTCCACAAGTCCATGAAATCCTTTCCGTTGCACTTGTCTCCGGCTTTGTCCATGTGGTCAGAAAACTTATCCTTGAAATTCGTCAACTTCTTCTTACCGAATCCATCTTCCATAAGAATTACCATTCCATATAGGATGTACCTTGTGGACAACTCATTGATAATGTTGTTACATCTGACCTGTTCCCGGATGCAGTTCTGCGCTACAACCGACTTGTAATGTGGATAATCAGCTTCGGTAAATTCCTTGTACTCAATCGTCCAGTCAGCAAAATCGTTAAGACTGCTCTGCAACTCCGTATAAGGCTCATTCTCGTACTTTTCATTGTACTCGGTGAATTTACCGCAAAAGTTGGAAAGTCTCGTCTGTGAGTATTTGTAGTCTTTCCACAAGGTATAGCAGAACAGTGTCAGTATTCCGGTGAATGGACTTCTCTCCGCAGACTGTCTCAAAAGTTCTGTCTGCCGCATGATTTTCAAAATTTCCTGCGGATTGTCATATCGTTTTGGCATTTTATGTATCACCTCCAAGTTCTGTGATGCTTGAACTCTACAAAGAAAATTTCATTTTATCCAATTTTTCAATTTGTTTTTTTAATGATTCAATTTTCTTTATTCTCATTACTTCTGCCCTTAAAACTGCGTCTTCCTTCTTTTTGTGCCAATCATTTCCGTGAAAATATCCATATTTTTTAGAACTTATCATATCTCCGGAAATATTTGAACAAATCTCTGCATCGTCAGTTTCTATGATTCCAGTACTAAGTGCATATCTTGTAATATATACTTTCATATTATTCACCGTCCTTTTCTCCATGTAGAAGTTCCATGAACTTCGCAAACTGCTTCTGTGATATGGAATTGTTCTGTTTCTCCGGCTTAAGGCTGATAACCAAATGTTTGTCGGCTATGTTCGCCAGTTCCCTTGCAAGGTTGATTCTTCCTTGCTGGATGCCGTCGCGGTAGCCTTTGGGCGGTTTGTAATCTGCAATTTGTTTCTTTCCCTCACCCTGGCTACCACTCGTTTTGTTCCGAAGCTGGTAACCACCGTCAGCATACTTCTTTATCCAGTATTGTTCCCACTTATCTAACTCTTCTGCCGGATAGTGCATAAAGCCGATTTTCCAACCGTAGATGTTGTCCGTGGAATACAGACCATGACTTTTGATTGACAGGTCTATGTGCTGATAGCCTTTAAGGTGTCCGGCAAGCCTTGAAAGCAGATTTACCGCTTGCCCGATATATGCATATCGAAAACCGTCCTCATCCGTCCGTGTCAGAAAATAGATTCCGCTTTTTTCGTCCACATGAGGATTGACAGCCAGTATGCGCTCACGGTTCTTTTTCTCAATGGCTTTTGCCTTTGCTACATTCTTCCAATCAGTCAACCACTTCACCGCCTTTCAAATGGAATCAAATATCCGTCCGGCAAAGCATTTATAATATTTCTCAATGCCCCATATCCTGTCTTTTGCATATTGACTAAATAATTGTTTTGACAGGTATTCAGTTCGGATATGTTAGAATCAATGCTCTGCATTATTTCACTTCTTAATTGTGGTGTAAGTGGTCTATAAAATGTGTCAGCCATTCGCACCACCATTTCTGTACTTTTCCAGTTCCGCAATCATTGTATCTCTGCGAATATCTCCACTCTCATGCCACTCTACCGCATGGAAAACACCGTTAAGATTCTCACTCAAAACCTCAATTCTGATACTTGCTGACTGGATGTACTCAATCAACCGCTGTGTATCTCGTGCTATGTCCTCGTAACCATACGACTGTAAGTGCTGAACCATGCTTTCAAGTTCGGAGATACCTGACGGTTCCATTAACTCAGAAACATCTTTGTAGCACAAATAACAAAAACTTCCACCACTCATACACACTTCTCCTTTTTTAATCACTTCATAAAAACTACCCATCTTGTCATACCTCTTTGGTCTCCAAGTAACGGATTTTGTCCGAATAATTTCAGAACCTTTGAAAAAGATATCTGTTGTTCATTCCATTTGAATATCAGTAGTCCGTCCGGCTCTAAAACTCTCATGCATTCATCGAATCCTGCCTTTAGGTATGTTGGCCAATCTTCCGGAAGTACTACGTATTTCTGCCGTAGCCAAGATTTCTCTCCGGCATGAATCAAATGTGGTGGGTCGAAAACAACGACTTTGAAACTGTTATCTTCATACGGCATATTCCGAAAATCCATTTTTATGTCAGGCTTGACAAGTAATTTTCTTCCGTCACATAAAGCAGTTTCCAGTTCTCGGTTATCTGCAAAAACAACATCCGGATTTTGCTTATCAAACCAAAACATTCTACTTCCGCAACAAGCATCTAATACTCTTTTGCTCAAAACGGGCACTCCTTTCCATTCCTCAAAATCCATTCCTTACCGCCCTGTGCAACGTCCACATGAGCCATAGGAGCAATCTTTTTGACCTCTGCGACACATTCATCGGCATCTGTTGTATCACCGCCTAAATGGCACAATATGACGTTCTGCAAGGCATCTGACTTGTTCGCTTCGACAATTCCTTTGCAAGTCTCCAGTTCGCAGTGACCTTTGACCTTGTGAACGTAATTAGGTGCATCCATGTCAACATATTTCTTCTGATAGTTGCACTCAATCAGCATATGGTCTAACCGCTGTTTTTTGAACACATACGAACAATATTCAAGGTCTGTCAGATAAAGCAATTTCTGACCGTCAACCATAATCAAAAATCCGTAGTTCTCTGTACCATTGTGCGGCACTTGAAAGCAGAATATGTGGAATTTTCCCATCTGTCTTTCACGTTCTGAATGGTCTGACTGCGGTTGCCACACTTTTATTCCCATGTGTTCAAGGTCTGCTACGGATAATGAGTGGTCTTTGTGCGTATGGGTGCATATAGCACCCACAACACACTTAATATTCCAGTTAAGACCACGTTTTATGTCCATGATAGGAAGTCCTGCATCCAGTAAAAGTGTTTCACCGTTATCTGCCGTCAGAAGATAGCAGTTACCGGAAGAACCGGAACCTAAACATTTTAGCTTCATATTTCTACCTCAATTTCGTCATCTTTTGGAAACTGAAATATGCAGTTATTTACATATTCAACTTTTGATGGCTCATTGTTCATGGTTTGAACTATAATTCCACTATTTTTCAATTTTTCAAACTGTTTTACCACATCTTCTGTAATTTCAACATTTTGGAAAAGAATCGGCATACTAACGTATGCTTCTCTAAGCATTTCCATAGCTTTCTTTGCTTTTTCTTTGGAACTGTATTCAGCCATTTTTGTTCCCATTGCTGTCGAAGAGTTGTGGCAAAAGATAGCTGCGTATTCAACATTCTCATATTTCCCGACTGCCATGCTCAAAGAACTGATTTCATACGGTACATCAATTGTTCCATCCTGCGATATAATTCTCATGGCAACCTCCTACTTAATCTCAATATCCGGAATAAGCCGATCAGGATAAAACACTAATTCATAATGGTATTTGTCCGTAGATTTCGGTTCTACCTGTTCCATCACATAGCAAGTCCAGTCATTCAAGTAAATGTAGTCCTTATAATACTGGTTTTCCCCAGTTTTAAATGTAACGACAAGTTCATTAGCAGAGTTATTGCTAAGAGCCATATATCCCTCTGCCTGCAACATAATCATGTCTGTTCTTGCATTAGTCACCGTGATTCTACGGTACACATTGAACTCGTCAGCTTCTTTATTGAGATTGTAATTCACCGTATCAGCGGTGCTACAACCGCATACACAAAGTGCCATTACAAACATCATTACTGAAATAACAAAAATTTTGTATAACCTCTTCATATATTTTATCCTCCCTACTTAAAGCAATCAGGTGTCTCTGCGTTAGCAATGGTCTGTTCCGTTCTGTCCGTGGTGACTTCCTCAAACGGTACAGTGTTGGCATTCTGTGAAATCTCTTTCTGAACCTGCTCCTGCACGTTCTCCATAGGATACTCCTTGAAATCACCGTCAATAATTTCATCAGATGTATAAATACCCATAGAAATTTCCGGACAATATCTTCTTGAAAAGAATGAAGCTGCACGATACGCAAGCATTACTTGTGGCATAGTCTTCCATTTACTACCGTTCTTTGATAACCATCCTTCATCTTTTGCCATGTTCATGTCCACAACGGGGCCATTGACTCTATTTCCATGTTCTATTGCATAACACATACAACTGAACGGTTTACCTTCGTTGTCCGTTTTTTCTTCAAACTGTAAAGAATAATCATATTTATGGCTTGTATTTATCATGCCAATAAGAGCTTTTGCGTTCCATGCAGGTCTTCCTTGTATAACATCAAGATTCTGCATTACCAAAAACGGGCTTGTCTTCATCCTTATTGCAAGGTCAATAGCAATCATGCAGTTTGCTATGTTACCCTGGTATTCTTTAGGGACTAGTGTAGACTGTGAAAGTGCCTTTGCCATTTGATTAGCCATGATAAAGTTGTCGGAAGTGCCGAAGATACCAAGACTGAAATCTGTAACCTTGTTTCTACTCTCTTTCACTTCTGCCTTTTCCTGTGTCATTACTTCCTGCTTCTTTTCTTCTGCCATACCTCATTCCTACCTTTCTACTTTTTTAAGACCATTAATGTTAATGATGAATACCTGGGTTGTCTTGGGATTCTGAATCAGTGCAAGAGTCCTTGCAAGCCTATCGTGTTCTTTAATTCTTAAAACTTTGTATTCGTCTCCTTCTTTTACACAAGAATCTGTTACAAAATTCTGTTCGTATCCTAAAAGACCATCCCATGTATCGTATGTGGTGTACTGCTTACCAGTATCCGTAACCTTTACGGTATCTCCCACGCAGATTTCGTCTTTCTTCTCCGGTTCTTTCTCCGGTTTGTAGTTTTCAAGGACAACGTACTCTTCGTGCCATAATCCAGTATCTCCGTCAGAGTTTTTGCAAATACATCCTGATGCCGTAACATAAGTTACTTTGAAAATATCTCCGTTTTTATATGAAGGAATAGCAGGTTTCGCATTAACAACTTTGACGTACTCACCAATTTTAGCTTTTCTTTTCACCTCACGGACACCATCATCAGGCTTTGCATCTTCGCCCATCAGCCGGCTAAAAGCCAGTTTTGCGCCCACATGAAAATCAAATTCATCAGCCGGATTGCAGTTTGCTTCTGCTTTCTCGCCAGTGGATTTGTCCAGCGCAACTACTTTGTTGTCGTTGCGGTAAATTACTATGGTTTCACTTCCGACTTTTTCCAAATTATCAGAAAATATAGAACCAATTTCAAACATTTTCCTACCACTAGTTTCTCTTTCGACATCTTTGTAAGAAACAAAGTCACCATTGATTTCTGTGATTTCAATTACCGCAGCATTGTCTAAAATCATTCTGCTTTTGTATCTTTCTCCAACCTTAAATTTACGTTTTTCCATATCCTTATTTCTCACTTTCCGGCTCGTTCATAAACTTGCCAAATTCATCATTTTTCACTTTTACATCAGCCTTGCAAATTTCCTTAATGCTCTTAGGCATCACGTTCCATGTGACATCAGTGCCGGAAATCTTTCCCTTGAATTTCAAGGCTCCACGATCTGTCAGACCCATGTAAACTCCCGTGTAGCACTTGCCCTCTGCATTAAAAACCACAGTGTCACCGACATTGATTGTTTCTCCGTTCGTTGTCAGAACGGAAATGACTGTCTCTTTCTTAATCTGCATTCTCTTCATTCCTTTCAAACTCTTTCAATTGCTCCGCCAACTTCTTACATTCATCAGCAACATATTCTTCTGAACGAACGACATCGACACCAACAGGAAATTTACTTTCTATCATTTTTTGCATCTGATAAATTTCTTTACGGCGTGGGAATTTCTGTATTGCATAATCCAAATCCGCCTTATCTCCAGCGTGACCGCAATCGAACCCAAACCACCATAAATCACTTTTGATAGGATAATTTGAATGTTCTCCACCGCCTGCGTATGTAATACCACCGTGGCACTGGAAATATGCTTCAATGCTGATTCTTTCATCTTCATCCATGCAAGCACCAAGAAAAGGGAAAATGCCACTTACTTCTCTACCCCAAATATTTGATTTTTTAATTTCAAGATGGTAATCATAATTTTTTCCGTATAACGTATGATTCTTTGGAATGCCAACATATCCGCACCTGTGAGCCATATTTCCAAATATCACAACGCATTTATACCCTACGTGTTCAAACTCACGCTCGACAATGTAGCGTTTCTCTGCTTCATTACTCATTCTTCACTTCCTCCACTTTCAAACTCGCATCATCACTTCTGCGGAACATAATCAACTGGCTGTCAACATCAGGAATCTTCCAAGGGTCAAGGCTCTCTGTATCGTCTGTCATAATCGGCAACTCCACACCGCACTTCTTCTGAAACGCTCTGCAAATGTCGATTTCTGTCAGAATCTTTGCACCGTGGTTCATGTTTCGGCTGTAAGGTTCTCCCTTGTAGATAAAGTCGCAACATTCCTCGGTATCACCGTTCACAAGCGGTCTGAACATCTTAACGTGGCAGAACTCCAAATACTCGTTCACATCAGATTCCAGCAGTTCATTCTTTTTCCGGCTAAACCTTTTCAGCAAATCAAGTTGTGCCTGCACATCTGTAATCTTCTGTGCAATATCTTTTCTCTCCTGTTCCAGCTCTGCGATCCGCTTATCAACACTCTCGTTAATGCTTACACTCGCCAAAGACTTATTAACCACAAAAATATCATTGCGTATCTGCTCTTCATCACCTTTTAACTGGATTCTGAGAAGATTCATGTCAGTGAATTTGTGCATGGAAGCTTCTTTCTCTGCAATCTGTGACTGGACAAATTTGTATTCTTCTGTGTTGGAAATATCCACGCTTGCCGGAATGGAATTTAAGGCATTATCAGCAATGGCAATCTCTTTTTCCAACCGCTCCACTTCATCCTCGGTCTTTTTCAGTTCCTCACGCTTATTCTCCAGTTCTGCCTGATCCGCTTTGATATGGTCAGCACAGGAAGAACCTTCTTTGGTAATCAGTTCCAATTCATGTGCCTTATGCGTATCAAACTCCGTTCTTAACTGCTCTTTCTTCTCTTCCGGATATTCCTGTCCACAGTAGGAGCAAATCAGAGAGTTTTCATCAAATTTAAGGCTTTTATTCAAATCCCAACTCTTCTTCAAATCCTGTCTCTTCTGTTCATACTGTGCGATACGCTTTTCCAGTGCAGTGATCTCTTCACGAATGGTATCTGCCTTAAGCAACTCTTTCTGATGCTCATTCTGAATCTGATTCAGTGTTGTGCGCTTCTCTCTTCTGTCCGCATCCAGTTTTTCATTTGCTTTCTGCTGTAATACACTCAACTGACCTTTTAACTCAATGATTCCATCAGACAGCTTATCGTAGGACTTCATGCTGTTCTGCGTATCTGTCTGCTGCTTAATGTTCTCTGACAGCTTATCCAGTAAAACTTTCTTTTTCAGTTCCAGTTCCGCAAGGTCAATATCCACTCTCTGACGGCTCACCTCGTCAATACGGCTCGGAATTTCATCTAACAGATCCTGCAAGCCTTTGGTTCCATTTCTTCCCCTTGTGCCGTACAACTGCGTATTGCAACGCTTTTTCAGTTCATCAACTGTACCGTCATGCAGTACAGATTTTAGAGGTGAAAACTCCGGATACAGGTTGCAAATATCGTCATTGCTGTGCTGACCAAACATATCAGCAAGAATTGCTCTCTGATCCGTGCCACCTTTCAGCAGAAGTGTCATTGCATTGATGCAAAGTGAAAACTTATCTTTTCCGCATACACTCTCTTCCAAAAATGCTTCAAAATCTGCTGCCTTTTTGGGAATATCATTCACATAGTAATCCGTGACATTGCCGGTAAACTCGCCTTTCTTATTAAAGTTCTGACGGCATACTTTTTTCAAAACCTTGTCTGTACCGTCAATCTCCACGGTAACTTCTGCAGTAATATCTCCGTCAATGTCATTGCCGTCCTTATCGTGCGGTCTGATTCCGGTAATTTCTCTGCCGTTCTCGTCACGGCATCCAAAAATATACTGAATTGCTCTTTTAATCGTGGACTTTCCAGTTTCATTCACTCCTGAAATCTCTGTCCGGTCGTATAAATCAGTGTCCACTACGTTAGAACCATAGAATTTGCAGAAATTCTGCAAAAAGATGTGCTTAATCCTCATTTTTCCTATCCTCCCAAAGATATAAATACAGTGAATTAACAAACATATAGATTGAGACCGGCTTGTCTGTCTCGTTGATTTTCTTGTACAATTCTGTGGTTGTGTTTATCTTGTCAATAACCCACTTGATTGCCCGATACACGCTTTCCTTGGTTGTGCTGTGTTCCTCCCCAATAATTCGATAGATTTCAGACAGTCTTCTGTTTCTGTTCTCAAACATCAGCGTTTCAACCTCGATGATGTACTGGAATCCGGGTAAGTACTGTTTCATCCCAAGTTCTACCAAGATTTTTCTGATTTTCCTTTCCATTTCTTCACTCCTCCGGCTTTCAGTCTTCTGTTGCGTGAATCATGTTGTCATCTCCGATATACAAGATTCCTGCATCTAACAGTCCTGCAATCAGAATTTCATTCGCACGGACGATGGGGATAATTTCTTTCTTCAACATGGAAATACTCCTTTCTTATCCATTTTTTCATTCCTGTTTCACGGTTCACCAGTCGGTAGTAAAATGATGTTTCACGGTCAATTCTCCACTCTTTAGGATTAAAGAAGAATCTTCCGATTACTCCTTTGACTGTGAACCGCCTTTTGGCACTCATACATCTTCCTCCGCAAGTTTGACATACTTCCAACCTGCAACATTATCGCATCCGTCAGCAGAATAAGATGTACAACCTCTGTCCCATGCAAAAACAATATTATTTTCGTATCTTGCGAAATGTCTTTTTTCCCACCGTCCATCTTCTGAATCTCTCACCAGAATTTTCGTATCCACATGCACTTTCGACCAATCCACCGTAGGCTCTACATATTCCTGTTCTAACCATGCCCTAAATTTTTTTCTGCAGTTGTTGCAACTGCTCCATGCGCAATCATGGCAATTAATAGCAAAGCAATCGCTCAATCTTCCTCTCTTATCAACAGTTATTTTAATGTCTTTTGCAGCCATATCAATAATCTGTTCCGCATACTTCTCTCTGTTCGTCATTTTCCATTCATCCTTTCCAGTTCTGCGCTCCTGGTTAATATCCAGTCTGCGTAGTCACTTAATTCTGTCTTTGTAGCTGCGTTCTTCTCACCGTGGTAAACCATGAGGGCAATTCCTACATCACAGTACTTTTCAAACAATTCCGATAAATAGTCGGCTCCCACATGGATATTACCGTCCACAGAGTAAATATCCGTAACTCCCAAACGCTCCATTCGGTCTTTGTGCCAGCGGTCTGAAATTTGCATCAGACCTTTGCAACCACCGCTTTCCACATCCGGTCTGCCGGACGATTCTTTCTCGATCATTGCCATTAGCATTTCCGGGCAGATGCCGTATTCCTCACCGTACTTGACACATATCTCCTGTGCTTCTTCCGAAATAAATGAGCCTTTAGGCTGTGCCGTGGATGTAAATGTGATGGAGAGTGCTATTATAATAGGAAGAAACAGCTTCAATGTCGTTCTCATATCACTGCTTACCTTTCTGTTAAAATTCTTCCATCTTGGAAAACATACAGACTTTTTACTTTGAAAAATTCTGATTCTTCTAATTCCAAATCATTACAGTATAAATAGTGCACTCCAATTTTTTCATCGTTTTCTCCAAAAACATCATCTGTATAATACAAAACCATTGAAGAAAATTCTTTTATGTCATTTTCCGTAACTGGTCTGAGAAGAAGCTTTGATTCTTCCTCTTCATTTGCATGGTCAATGATTGCAATGTGTTGTCCATCTAAACAATCATCACTTAAGTAAACAGCAACATTTCGTTCATTGTTTTCAAACCATACAACGACTTCTGCATCGTCAGCGTTGGAATTCACATCCGAAACAGTAAGCCCTACCAAATCCCTTAAATCACTGCCGTGCAAGACTTTGTTTCCATATTTCAATCCTCTATCGTAACAAACTTTTCTTACACCTTTATTGATACCTTTATTCACTTAAATATCTCCTTTCATTTAAGCACTTCGCTGTGCTTCTATTTTTCTTCTTATTGCATCAACACCTTTTTGATATACAAGTGTTTTTATAGATATGTGTTCTTCTCCGTTCTTGGTGTATTTCTGCTCTATTACACGGAACCATCCGCAATCAATGTATTTCTGATATGGTACATTCCATCTATCCAGGATTGCATTATCACGAAGAAATTCAAATAGGTTGTTACGTCCTAATCCTTTGATTCCCAGTACCTTTGAAACCTCATTCATGGAAATTGCAGTCTTGCTGTCTGCCACTGCATCAAAAAAATCTGCTTTCGGCTGCATTTCTTCGATTTGCTTATCTTTCTGCGAAATAATGTTCTGTGCTACGATAAGTGCATTCGCTACAATCTGCTCTGGGGTCATATTCTCTTGGTTTGCTATGTACCCACCATTCTTCCTGATGGAAGGGATCACCTCGTCCATGACCCAGGATTCAAACTTCTCCGCCGCAGGCAATTTTGATCTCATAATGAGCCGGTATACATCACCCTCCGGTATAAAGAGGACATCTTGATTGCCACTTTTAGTGGGGATGTTCCATTTTAGAACCCCCTTGCAATGTGTCTGTACAGCCTTATGCGGTATTGCATATCCCAGTGCACTTGCAACGTCACTTCCAGCAAAATACGTCTTATTATTTTTTGTCACCGTCCGAATCTCTCCGAACTCTTCATTGTTAAATATCTGTAATTCTTCCATGTTTCTCCTTTCTATTCAGTTTTAACTCTTCTTGAATCTTCAAATGCCACAAGGTCATCCTCTGTGATCCTGTATTCTCTTCCTAACTTGATTGCCCCAAGTTTTTTTTGACGAATCCATTCCCAAACAGTAATGACTTTTACCTTGTACCTCTCTGCTACCTCTTCACAAGTAAACATTTGTGCCAAAATATCACTCCTTTCCGTAAATAACACTTGTATATACCTCGGTTTAGTGATATAATCTCCTTTGTCGAACGAGTTACATTTTTTTAACGAAGTATTTTTTTAGAAACTATTTTTATATTTCGTTTTGCCGAGGTATGTACATAGTATATCTCGCTAAACCGAAGTTGTCAATAGTCTATTTCGTTATGCCGAAATATTTTTTAAGGGGTGATATTATGTACAAAATATTCGAAAAATTGTGTGAATTAAAAGGAATTACACCATATAGATTTGGTAAAGATACTGGTGTTAATTCTTCTACTTTGAGCACATGGAAAAAGAAAAATTCTATGGCTGATACAAAAATCTCTCAAAAAGTCTGTGAATACTTTGGAGTATCTATGGAATTCTTAATGGGAAAAACTGATAAAATTGTTTGTGAAGAATGTGGAACAGAATACAATCCTTTTGATGACTTTGATTGTGCTATTCACGAAAATGTTCATAAAACTATAGAAGCAGCCGAAAAATTAAATATAGACTTGGTTCCATATAAGGATATTATAAAGAAACGAGTAGACTACAAAATTAAATTAGAAGATGGAATATTTGATTTTGAAAATGATTTGACTGATTACTTAAAAGTGAGATATTCTGATTATGTTTATAAAAATGTTGGTAGTACTAATCTTATTGACAGAATGAGCTATTATAAGAAATGCCTTGTTGAGATTATTAACAAAGGATTTGTGCCTGAAAATAATATAAACACTTTTGTAGAATCATTTGGGTTGAACAGAGATTACATAGACATGAACGGAGCTTTTGTAGCCAGAATAAGCAAAAATTATGATGTAATGAAACTTGCCAAAATTGCCGAAAAGCTTCCACCAGAAATGCTCAATATGCTATTGTTTCAAGCGGAAGCTTTTTACGATAAATATACCAAGGGGTGATTATTCACCTCTTGTTTTTTCTTTTACAAATTCATAAAACCACTGCAAAATATAGTTTTCATTTATGCTTCCAAACATATTTGACAACTCTTTTCTGTATTCTTCATTTGTCATTTCTTTTTCCATTGTAACCACACCCCTTTTCCCTTTAATTCTCCGCAGAATCTAAAGTAGCGATACATCACATTATAGAACATACGTTCTAAACAATCAATATATATTTGACTCACGTTTTTTATTGTTGTAAAATACCAACAAAAGAGGACGGTGAAAACGCCAATAAACACCGCCCTCGCCAGAACTTGATGTCCCTCGTTTCAAGGGATGTTACAAGTGTATCATGTGAAAGGGGGACAATAAACATGATGAAAAAAGACCGAATCAAAGAAATTTCGACACATTTATCAGTCAACCGTACTAATTATATGTTAAGTTTTCGTGGAAATCTCCATGAATTTCTTAATGAGCCGGACATGACAGTGTACAAGCTTGCAGATGAAGCTAATTTGCCTTATTCTACGCTTAATTCACTACTATACGGTAATTCTAACGACACAAAGCTATCGACCGCTGTTGCGCTTGCTAGAGCCTTCGGAATCAGCGTAGACGAACTGGTAGGTTGTGGCACTATGGAAGATAAGATGTTAGAATCTGTCAAGATATGCCGCAGTTTGCCGGAACACTCTCTGTACCTTATCCGCTACTTCATCCGTCACCAAGATAAAATCTATTCCAGTCTTGAAAAATCACACAAGTATATTTCTGTCCTTAAACCGCAACTTATGAATGGAATTATAGCCACCACAAACGCTGTGGAACCTATTTGCATAGACAACTTACCGGAAGATATAAAATCCAAGACTTATATCGGTTTTAAAATTCCCTGTGACTACTATATGCCGTTTTATCTTCCAGGGGAAATTATTCTCCTTTCCGCGGATCGTGAACCGCAAGACGGTGAACGATGTATTGTGACCAGTAATGGTGGGATATATATTGTCGTGAAAACCCATATAATTGAAGATGGTGTAAGAAAATGGAGATATATTCCGCTCATGTCTCCGAACAGTATACTCCCGGAACACATAGTTGATGACATGATAGGATATGTGGTTGGTTTCGTCAACAATTACGGTGACTGGGGAATCAGATAAATAGATTAAGAGCATGGCTTTTACACCATGCTCTTTTTGATTGATTTATTTTTGCTTCTAATCTCCGCCCATCGGCTATCACTCCTTCTGTAAATGGCAAGTTAGAATGGAAACTATTAGTTGAAAATACCAATAGTCAGTATACTATTACACAAACATATAATGAACTACTTGTATGTTGTGGCAACAGTAATAGTTCTCCAAAAATGGAAATGTATTTTGTAAAAAAATATAACGAAAGATTAAGAAGTGGTTATTATTATAATCCTTCAAATTATGGATTTGTTGAAATTGTAAAAAGCGGTAATGCAATTACACCTGCGTATTTTAGTAATGGTAATTCTGTAACTCCATATATGACGATTTATTACAGATAGTCTGTTACATATACAATTGCAATACTACTATATGGCTTTGCTGTATTCGGTACGTATGATATATTGCCATTGGTGTCAATTGCAAAAATACACCCATCAGACGAGGATGCAGATTGTCTACTCAGTGGTTTAAATAAATCAGGTACATTACCAACTTTGATTTCTGTATTAGTTATTAAGTTCGAAGTAGAAGTAAAAGACAGCGAACATATCACAATACCGTTGAATTTTATTAAAGAATTTGTTGTCCATACTACAAATGGATTGCTTAAAACAACCTTTCCATATACATGGTTTAACTTGCCATTTACATCATTAATGGCTGCATTAGTATCATTAATGTCTTTTGCCCCGAATGAGGTTCCTACTTGCGTATATTCAGTAACATCAACAAAAGAAACAGTTCCATCGTCATTTTGTATTTGCTGATATTTTCTTAACTGATTTTTAGTTGTATCTAATACATCATCAACATAGTTTGTTTTTAAATTTGCCATAATTACACCTTAAATCCTTTCTGACCGCCAAGCGTAAAGGCAAGTCGGTTCTGCGCTTTTCTTTGTGCTACTAACGTATTGTATATTTTTAACTGCAACGATTCTATCCTGTTCCAGTCTTCATGTGTTGGAACCGATTTATTTTCTTTCCATGTTTTAAATTGTTCAGGAAATGAGAAAGTGGAACTGTTAATTTCTGCCAGCGTAGTTTCAAATAAAGTAACTTCATCGGCATAAATAAGATCTGCTTCAACCTTATCCTCTCCAAGATTAAAAGATGATATTTTATACATAGATTCTGCAGTGCTTTTTAGTTCCAAAAGATTATTTTTAATACGGTTATAATCTGTATATAAAAAATAATCTCCTATATAAGTTTCACCATTCCATTCAGAAGACCAATTTGTTTTAGGATCTGCCCACATTATGCTTCCTCCACATCTCCAAACAATTCTATATATTTCTCTGTATCATTCAGCCCCAAATACTCTTTTATATCTTCTTTTGTTTTCGGTACTATTTCTCCGTTTGGATAAAACAAGAAAAAATTACCTTTTTCTGTTCTGAATATTTTTCTGTTTGTCATTTCATCAACATATATTATTTCAGAAGTTTGTGTGTTATACAGAAGACCGTTAATTATTTTTTTCATTACAACCTCCTTATGTTCTCATTGCTCTTCGTAGTTGCAATGATCCACTAAAAGCACCATTAAAGTTTAATTTGTGTGTTTCCACTTCTACTTGTAAGCTGTTTACAATATCACTCTCCATGAAAATAATATCAGCAGCTTCCAGCACCGGATCCCCTCTGTATTGAACATCATAAGAAATATTATTCGCATAATAATTCCCAATCCATTCGGCAACAGTCCTTGCATGGTCTTCTGTTGAAATAAGTTGGTTTTCACAATACCTTATCTCTCCAGTGTTGTTAATCGATTTCTTTAAATAGACGTTATCTTCAACTACTTGCGGTGTATTATCCTCTCCGTTTTGAAATGTATATATTTTAACAAAAACATCTTTTGTTTTTCTTTCTGCGTATCCATAAGGATTTTCTGTCATGGAGTCTTTTTTCAACTCATAATCAGATAAATCTCCAAAACTGATTTTATCAATCAAAACTCTGTTTTTAGGATATGCTTTTGTTATCTCGAAACGAATACTGTCGAAGTTTTCAAATTCATCATTTAACAATGATTTTTCTTTCAAATCATCATATTTGAAAGTCTTAAGAAGTGTATCTCCATTATATGTCGATACTTTCATCTCTTTTGGAGGATTACCCTGGAATGAAATATACAATCCATAATACGTGTATGCTGCAGGAAGTTTTAATGTAAGCACTGGATTCTCCGAAAACAATCCTTTTTCATCAGAAACATTGCTCGTAACATATCCTGTCTGTTCGATGGCTGTACCTGTATTCCTCGGAAGAAAAAATTGTGAACCATCTACACGCATAAAATTTCTTGTCAACTCTGCATATACATTGTTGTTTCCATACAATACGTTAGTCGCATTTCCCCACCATGCAGTTCCGTTTGATGTAACCTGCATATCTGCAGGATCTATAACATTTGCAAAGTTGGCTTTAATATTTACTCTTCCGTCAGAATCTACAAATAAAATGCATCTTGAAGCGTTGCACAGCAACTGCAAACATTCTTTGTGAGGTGCTTCCGGCATTGGATTGTGTAGGATCACATCTCTTAAACAATCGTCAACAAAATACTCATCAGGCTCGAATCCTGCATCTTTTAGAATGCTAATAGCTTCTGCATATGCTGTTCTATCGTATATTTTATTTCCTATTGTATAGTTGTCTTCCAAAGTTGAAAGAACATCATTTGCGGTGAAAGACATTTGATTTTTTTTAGAGTTCCAGTCAGTCAAAAGAATCGTGGCTTTTTTATGCCATTCCACTGTTTCGTCTGACAGGACCATTCCGTATGATAACTCCATTTTTTGTCCAGTTTCAAGAAAGTTGATAAAGGAATTATCATCGTCTACATTGTATACATTATTTTTATCCAGTATTGTTACAGATAATTTTCTGTATGGAATCTCCGCTGAAATCCCGTTGACAAATTCTTCAAAAGATGCTGTTGACACATCATTATTTCTATATGTCAATCCAACACCCATTACAATTTTTTCTACTCTAAGCCGTTTATTTCCTCCGACCATAGATATAGGAATTATTTGTATATTTGTGGTGTTTCCGATTACATCTGTTGTTGAAAAATCGTGTTTACTATTTGTATAAGTTAATTCTTTTTCATCTGTAACAATTTTGAAGCTAGTCGGGTAATATTTCCCGAAATCTATCGTAAGTCCTTTGATGGAATACTCTTGTGGGAATGCTACTTTTACAGTTTCCATTATGTTTTGTGTAGTTAATGGAGCATTACGTAGCTGGTACAATCCGCTTGTCTCTCTCGGAAGAAAATACATTTGACCGTCTACACGCATATAATTTTGTTCCAAGGTAGCATATTCCGTATATTCTGCATCATTTCTAAACGGCAAAACCTTGTTTCCCCAGTATGCGTAATCACCGTCAAAATGAGCCGTGTTTTGTGCGTCACCATTTACTACACCGAGAGTAATTGATATGTATGCCCTGTCTCTTATCTTTTTCTGCATTGCAGACTTATAAGCGTTAGAAGCTTTTATCATTCTTCCCACCCACAATCAATTAAATTGAATTTACACGTTTCATAGTTCCTATAAAAAATATCATCCAAAAACAACGGCTTACCGGTAGTGTCTCCTGGATACATTGTGTGTGTATGCCTTACATTGTCATCCCCAGTAAACGTAACTTGCACAAAAAATGGCTCTAACGCATCTTGCATTTCTTTCCATGTTTCCGCATCTAAACCATTCCATTGAAGATTATTTATCTTCCACAATTTTCTTCCGACTTTTTGACCGACAACTGCAGCATTTACATTTCTTCCTGAATTAACCGTCTGCGACCGAACTATTTCCATTCCTGGAGCCGGGCACGGAAAGCGTACTCCGTTTACTATGATGAAATCACTTGCTCTTGCTATCATTGTGTTTTCCTCCATAGGAAAAAAGAGTGGGAATAAATCCCACCCTTAAGTAATAATCTGTAATCCCATAGCTTTCTGACCCCTTAAGTTTGCCCTTGCTATGTCTCTATCACCGATATTGACAGATGTTTCTTTTGCAAGTAACTGCTTAAGCAGGTCAATCTCCTGTTGCATCATGCGCATTTGCGCTTCTGCTGTGGTGTTAATAGCATCTTTGATTCCGGTGATTTCCACTCCACCGGCAACCGCTGTTTTGCCGCCTACTGTCCCGGCAATCTCCGGTACACCGTTCTCTCCTGCCATAAACATTGTATATCGGCTTGGAACGTAACCACCAGTTTCAAAAGTAGGAATTTTGCCAAGACTAATACTTCCTCCTGGTGCAAGTTGTATTCCGGCTATCGTTATAGGATCCCATGAGAAATTAAGTTTATCATTTATCCAGTTTGCAAAACTATTCCAAATTTGTTTAACAGCCGCTATAGCATTGTTCCATGCATTAGACAATCCGTCTTTGATGCCACTCCATGTCCATTTCTCGGTAGTAAAGTATGATTTTACATTGTTCCACCATTTAGCAAATCCAATACCACTCCACCACAACGTGAAACTTGTCCACTTGTCTTTTAATGAAGACTTAATGGTTTCTCCAAAATTTTGCCATTTCTCTTTAGTAAACCACGGAGATACATTACCATTCCACCACGAAGGAATACCAGTGCCGCTCCACCATTGTGTAAATGAATCCCATTTATCAGACAATGATTGCTTTATATTTTCTCCCAGTTCACTCCATCTTTCGGTCGAAAACCAAGGCTTGACATATTCATTAAACCAGTTTTCAGCAATAGGTTTTAAATTTTCAAACACTGATACTAAACCAAATGTATCGTTTACATCCAGTTTAAATTGTGATAGAAAATCAAAAAACTGTCTTATCGGCATTGTTTTTGTTAAAAAATCTGCCGCATCAGAGTTCATCTGTTTCCAAGCGTCAAATAGTATTGAAAAATCAGTGTTTTTTATTGTATCAAAGAATCCACCTTCTCCAAAAAACGAGAAATTTTCATAGATTTCTTTATCATCAGGGAAAAGTGCTTCACCTAATGATTTCCCGACATTAAATCCAATCTCCCAAGTAGCAGCAGCTATTGCAATTGTAGGAACTATTCCTATGCTTGATCCAAGTACCGTGGCTGATAACTTGTCCGATATTTTTCCCCATATAATATCTCCCACACCAGTAAACTTTAAAAGACCTATTGCTGTGATAATCGTGGTTTCGATCGGCGCAGCATCAAAACTTCCTTTCCATAGATCTATTGCCGCATCTATGGCAGTTTCTATGAAATTTCCGGCAGATGTAAAGATTGCTGTCCAATCCATTCCATCTAAAAAACTACCTATGTGTCTTCCGATTTTTTCCCAGTCCACAGAATCTATTGCTCTTGTGAACCAGTCAAAAATACCAGTTACCAGTTTGGACGTATCCATTCCGGCAACCTTAAACCAGGCATCAGAATCAAACTTAAATGCATAAGACAAATCTTCTATAATATCTTTTACTGGCTTAAATACCTTGCTTACTTTGTCAGCCCAACCCATAGCTGTGTTTTGCATTTTATCAAACGCTTCCTGCCATACTTTTTCGTACTCCGCAGTAGCATCCATGATTTCCTTGGTAAGGTCAATTCCTGCTCCACCAGCAGGAGAACTTCCGCTTGAACCGCTGTTAGGGTCAATGATATTTAATTCATCAATACCAAGCGTATAACTTTTAGCCTTTTTTGCGCTTTTTCCTACTTTATCAAGTGCATCTGCCGTATCTTCCAAATTTTCATTGTACCCGGATACACCTTGACCGAATGCAGAAAAGTCGATTTTAATTCCCAGTAAGCTTGCCACACTAACAAGCAGTCTCTTAATCGCAATTACGACACCGTTAATGACAGGAAGTACTTTCTGCAATACCGGAATAAACAACTGACCCAGTACCATACCGGCTTCTTTTACGTTGTTAGTAAACTGGCGAATCATGTTACTTGGAGAATTGATTGTATTTGCCAAATCTCCCCATGATACTTTGGACTGGTCTAAGATTGCCAGTAGACGCAACTGCTGTTTCTCTGCCTGTGACATTTCGGAGACAGCTTTTTCAATGCCGTATTTGTAAGCATAAGTCTGTAATGTGGCATTTGTGATATCAATACCATACTTATACAATGCTCTTGACTGACCGATTAATCCTGACTGCAAGTTAGTTGCAACCGTGCTAAAATCTACGTTAAACAGAGAAGAAATATCTCCGGCAAGCATTGTCATGGACTTTGAAATTGCCGTGGTGCCTTCTCCGGTCTGCCCTAAAGAATTGGTGATAGATGCAAGCTGTGAAGCGTACTGGGTAATCTCCTGTAAATTCAACCCCAGGTTCTTCATTCCACTTTCAGAAATCAGTCCACCATCTACATCCACTTTCAGACCGGACATTTTGCCAATAAGTTCATTTACACGGTTTCCGAAACTCTGCGCATAATCCTCTGCGTTGTCGTAACCGTATTTTTCAAATTCCTTGCCCCATTCTTTGCCGACTTTATTGAACGCTACCGTGTAGTAGTTAAATGCTTCGATATAGTCCGTAGTTCCCTCTATGGATTTCCACAGGCTTTTAATTCCACGGATAACAAGGAAATATGTTGCGTAGAATTTTCCGAAAGCCGCTGCAAGGCTGAATGTGCTCTTCGTGGCTCTTTTTGCGCTTGCCGTATAAGTGTTCAGATTTCGTCCTAAAGAGTTTGCCGCTCTCCCGGATGCCGCACCAGTAGATGCCAGTCCTGCCAGTGCATTTGTCATGCGGATAATGTTTTCACTGACATTTGGAGCGGTTGAAAGAGTTGTAAATAACTGCTTCAAATTCTTTGCCAGTAAAGGAATGTTCGTAATTGCTCTGCCTGATGCCACACCACCAAGTCTTGAAATCGACGATGCTATGCTTGCAATATCCCCTACTCCATCTACTCTAGTTCCTGCCATATCATCAGAAAAAGTCTTCAGTGCAGATGAAATTCTGCTTAATCCGCTTGTATCTATTTTTCCCATTCTGTTAATGGAATTTGTCAGTGTGGAGATATTTTTAATTCCGCTCGTATTCATGGAATTTGCGGCATTTGCGATACTCTGTATGCTGTTGGAAATGCTTGTCAGTTTGGATGTATCAATAGACAAGCTTTTCTGAAAATTTGTAAGGCTATTTGCCAACTTATCCAGTGCGTTACTTGCGCTAATTGCATCCGCTTTTATTTTAATCTGCAAAGAATCAATATCTGCCATACCGCACCGCCTTTACACATAAAAAGAACGGTAAGCTGTGACACCTACCGTTCCTAAAATTATTTTTTAAGATATTCTCTCGTAACCGCACCGCACTTGTAATCAACCTTGATTCCGACTTTCTTTTGGAATACTCCGATTGCCGTTGCTGTGTCTTTACCTAAAATTCCGTCAATGTTGCTTTTTACCTTTGCATTCACCGCAGATAAGCAACCATGATGAATAAGTGCAAATTGCAACCAACGCACATCATCACCTCTCATGCAAGGAACTGTTTTCTTCAACAGTCTTGTCGGTTCTGCGTAAGGGTTGCTGTACGCTTCCGTAGTGCCCTGTACGTCTTCTAATTCCTTGTACCATACATTCATATCCACGTTTCCTACAATGCCGCCTACACGACCTTTAGAAGTATACTGCCAGCCTACCATGTTCGGTACTTGCGGTTGATATTTCACATCACACTTGCCGTTATTCTTGCCGTACCGTGCAATCCACATGGGATAGCTTACACCACCATAAGGCTTAATGTATGTCTTATAAAAACTTTCCCCAGTGTATACACCGAATAACAATCCTGCATCTGTGATGACCTTGCCATAAGCATTGATTATGGAAATAATATTTTTGCCAAGACCTTTCATAACAGCATCTTCAACATCAAGATATACTGTCACTTTTCTGCCATTAAGAATAGTAAGCACTCTTCTTGCATCAGATCGTGATTTTGCAACCGTTGTAATATATCCGTATTCATATACTCCGTGCACATGAACGTTGTGTTCTTGGCAACCTTTCCAGTTCTCTTCAAACTTCTTGTCCGGGTTCAAATCCTTACGCATAATTTTAAGAATTGCGAATTTTACTCCACTCTGCGATACCTTGTTCCAGTCAATCTTCCCTTGATAGGAAGATACATCAATTCCTATTAAACTCATGTTTGTTTTTCCTTTCTGGGATGTGATAATTCAAAATTAGCCTGCATTGCCATAAGTCCTGCAAGAAATGCCTTTCTTTGTTTTTGCAATTTCTTTTCGTTACTAGCAGTTTCAAGACGCTCCATAATAGGCTTGTCTATATACTTCGATTGTGCTTTTCTGCCGTTTAAGCAATGGTCTACAGCAACAGATGTTGCTGCTAGTCCATATTCTCCCCACCACATCCACATATTTCTGTCTTTTTTCTTCATTTCTAACTTATGTGCTTCTGCATAAGGTTCTAAATCCGCAGGGCAGGAAGAATCTATATCTTTTACTGTAAATCCGTACCCTTTTGTGTATAAAAGCCACATAGGTCGTACTTCTTTACAGTATATTTCCCATGTTAGTTCTCTGACTTCTTCTCCGATTTCTTGGGGTTTTTCTCCTGCTCCTGTTTCAGGAGCTTTGCTAAAAAACCATTTTCAAGCAACTCTCCTTGCACATCAGCAAACAACTTCTGAATATCAGATTCATCAGAATCAAAATAATCATCAAGCATGGAGTAAACCTCGCTTAACTTTGTTTCTTTCTGCTCTTTGTTGTAAGGATCAAAACCATATTCATCAGAATGGAATTTCTGCAAACCAACAAGAATCAGTTCCGGCAATAACATGAGAATGTTATTTACGGATTCGATTCCATCTTCTTGTTTTTCGAGGTTTGCCAGTTTCTTAATGATGTTGTTCTTTACGGTTGCTTCGTAACCGAATTTAATGTTAAGTTTCTTTTCTCCAAATTTTACAGTCAACATAATTTATCCTTTCCCCAACCTTTTGTTGGAAAGGAGCCGCCCGAAGACGGCTCTCTTTTGCTAAATCAATGGCTCATCTACCGTTTCATTAAAGTCAGCCACGGCAGTGTTATTTGTTTCTGACTGACTTGCTATTCCCCCGTTGTTAGTTCAACGGTAGCGTCCAATCCCTTGTATTCCTCAATGGTAAGATTCATTTCAATCGTCAGAAGTTCATTCTGTCCGATTTCAGGCTGTGGAATCTGTTCAGGCGGCTGTGCAACAACGAAGAAAGATTTCTCTTCTCCGGGAATAACGGTTTCAAACCACATTCTTTTACCACCAGTAAGAGCCTTATAAGCTGTAATAAGTGCAGTCCATTCAGCCACTGTTTCTGATGTAAAGTTGACTGTGACTGCAAAAGAACCGCCAGTATCTGCACGACCTTTTACATATCTAGTGATTGCATCTTCCAGTGCGGAAGCATCAATCTGCTCCGGTTCAATGTTAATGCCACCGATAGCATTTATTCTTGTAAGTTGTTTAAAACTCGTAGGTTTTGTTCCGGCTGTTGTCTCTGTACCATATCCGAAAGTAATGCCTAAAGTAGAAATTCCGGCTGCTGCCATGATAAATACCTCCTTAATTTTGCATAAAAAAATAGAGCCGTTTGGCTCTAATAGTTACAATGTATCGTCAGCACCAACAATTCGTCTGAACCGTGCTGTGCTTCTGTATGTTTTCTGTGAAGTATTGCTAAACTCCGGCATGGAAGTTATCTGAAATCGCAAACGTTTAAAAAGTCCGGCAACCGTAGCCATGATAGCTTCAGCTTCTTCCTGGCTTTTGTTGGTTATCACATCCACCTGGTACGATGCTGTGATTCCATTGATAGACCGTCCTTCAAGGTCTTGTCCTGTCTCTGTGAACGGCATAGCATGAAAGTAAACTGTAGGAAATGTGGGTTCTGACAAATCCTTGCTTTTGTCCGTTACATACGCTTTAGGATGGCTCTGCGGTATTTTCATTTTCAAGTATGATGCAATCTTGACTTTAAAGTCTGATACCCATTGATATTCATTAACCGCCATTTCCAAACACCACCTTTGCTGTCTGTAATACAATTTCACGAATTTCTATTGCAGTCAGGTACATAAATGGTCTTGAAGGCATTCCTTCGGTGAAGTACCACTTACCATTATCAGCCGGATAAAACCAACCGTATCTACCGTCTGCAAGTTGCCGTATGGTTTTTCCGCTTGCATATTGCCATGTGACACCTTCGGGTAACTTTCCTTTGTACGGTGATTTCTGTCCGACAATTCCAGTACCAAACTCCACGAAAGCCGCATGGTCTGTTCCGGCAACCACCGCCCAAACACAGCCACCCTTTACGGAGCCAACGTATTCCGCATGAATGCTTTGCAAAAGTTCCGATGTAAAGATAGCGTCAAGGTCTGCAATCTGTACTCTAGCAATCTCTACACCGTTTTCTGCCAAAGTTTCAGCCAGTAGCATACATTTATACTCTAAGCTGTTTTCGTAGTTTCTAAGAGCCTTAATAGCGTTCTGTATGGACTTGTCACTGAATAGATTTAGTTCAATCGTTTTCCCCATAGTTCAATACCTTACAAAACTTCAATTTCTTGAAAAATCTTCATCATTTTTGGAAATTGAATTGCTATCCAGTCCACCATTTCTTCGTTAAAAGACCAACCACATTCAACATTGTATGTGTTGTTCAGTAATCCGCTTTCACTCAAAAACGCATGGACGATTTCATGTCTTACGGTTTTATTTCGCATCCACACAAAATCTCTGATATCATCATCTTTTCTCTTCTCTTTCAACACGACAATTTCTTTAGAGGAATAGTCACAATAGCCATTACATTCCTTTAACTCTTCGTTTTCTTCCTCTGTGCGAAACATAAGAAGATATTCTGTTCCCAAAACATTGATTTTCTTATCTTCCATATCACTTTACCGTTTTTTGAAGCAAAAACAGGTCAACGGTAAGTCCTTCATCAGCTACACCTTTTACAACATAGTCCGCCGTCTTATCATCAACCAGTCCATCACTATCTCGCCCCACATCAGATTTCTTCCAAACAATGTCTCCTGCCTTAATCGGCAAATATCCCTTATCAGTAACAATCTGACAATAGGAACTCGAATCATCAACACCAAATTCCTTTACCAGTACTTCCGACAGTTTGTTGCTGATATTTGCAGAAAAAGGAACAGGTTCAGAAAATCCGATAGTTTCTCGTTCAATCTGTGGAATCATTTCTCCACAGACTGTATCGTAAATAATGCTACCGTCATCGCCACGTTTATAGATTGTGACTTTCTCACCCTGTTTGGAATACTTCATTTTTTGCTTATTTGCTTCAAGCATCTTTCTTCACCTGTTTGTAAATCTGATTTACCCCGGTGCTTGCCAAACCGGAAACAATTCCGACCGCAATAGCATTCAGAACATCATTTGCCGGAAAGTCGGGAATCACATACATTCCTACTACTCCGAGAATGCCACCGACAATGCCGACAACAACCGGAATGTAATTATCCTTAATAACCGGAATAAGCTTCGCTCCAATACCGGCAAGATAGCAGATAACCACGATTGCAACGCAAGTTCCTACTTGTGAAAAATCCATTATTCTTTACCTCCATTCTTCAATCTGATTTCTTTGATTTCCTCGTACATTTTGGTAGCCATTCCATTTCCGCCTAACGCATGATACGCATTGTACATCTCTACGAAATTCTCATACGCATAACTGGGAATTTCTCCCAACTTCATGTACTTATCGTGATACTCAATAAGTTGAACACGCAAAAGAAGCATTGTTCCCTTACTGTTTGCATCCCTGTCCTTCTTTTGTTGTTTAAGGAGCCAGACAATATATCCTAATAAAATAGGCAATACGATAGTGTATGTCTGTAATAAAAAATCTTTCATTTCATATCTCCTGTTACTTATTGTTGGCACACCGCCCACCACCCTTAAAGTGTGCCGCCTGCAACCTTATTACTGAAATCAGTAACATGGTCACGCACAATCTTCTAAACCACTCGATTTCGATAGGGTTATTTTACGCATGGTAAATAGGTTATAGTGTTTTAAAAACATTTAACGTGCCAGCATATCCCAAAGTAGTTTAAAATCTCTTCCTTACTATTCCAAACCCTAGATATTCCATTTTCTGAATAACTAGAACTATAATCGGCACCTAATTTGTTTCTGTCATAAAGAGCAAGTTCAACAATCGCATCTTCTTTTTCTTTCAAATATTCTTCTTTTTTACTATCTGAAATTCCAGAAATGTTAATTATTAGGTTTTGATTTTGCTCTAATAATAGTTCTAACAAAGGGTTTTCTTCCGGCTTTTCAAAAACAACTTTGAAGCTTTCAGAATCAATATGGAATTGTTTTAAGCGGATTTTTACTTTCTCCAAGGTTGTGTAGTCTGCCATGATTTACCTCTATAATCCAAACTTTTCAATCAGAATCTTTTTCAATTCCGCACCGCTGATTTCTTCCGCACCGGGAACACCGTGTTCTGTGGCTAACTTCTGCAGGTCTGCCGTAGACATACGGTTGATTTCCGTCTTGGTGTATACGGTTTCCTCCGGGATTTCTTCTTTTACTTCGGTGGAGGTTTCCTCCGGGATTTCTTCTCCCGGAAAAAACCACTTGCCACTGATTTTGGTAATATGTCCTACGATCATATCAGACCTCCTACGCAACTTTCATTACTACCACGCTGTCCATTCCCTCGAACGTAGGCAGACCAATCATAGATACTACGCAATGAGTATTGATAGGATGATTAGTAGCGTATGTGTACACGGAAATACCAGTCTCAACAATAGACAGGTTTCCATCAGTAATACTTCCGCTTCTCTCTTCCGGAGTTCTGCCAAAGACATAATCACCAAGATATACACCGCCACTCTGAGCAGATACAACACCAGTAGGCACAAAATACTTTGTCTGTCCGACTGCCGGATCAATGTACAACTTGTCATACACCTCGATCTCAATTCCGTATCCACGCAGATATTCAGTAACCTGAGACTGCTGTAAACGGATTCCACCATTGTAAGCAGTGATTCCTAGAACCTGCTTCTTGGTGTCCTCTGCTTTCAGAACCATTTCCCACGTCTCGGTGTTCATGGTAAATCTTGTCAGGGAATAACCAGTCTTCTTTGCGAAGTTTCTTCTGGTTTCAATCAGATCATCCAGCGGTGTTGCGGTTGCCGGAACGTTCCACTTATCACTCTCTCCGGAAATTTCTACGAAATGGTCTTTCTTATGCTCAACTCCTGCATCGGAAGTGTAATCAATATAAAAACTCTTATCACCGATAGTGACTTGTACACGGGGAATGCCGTCTGCCGGTGCAAGCAACTGCCAGATTTGTCTCTCCGGAACAACTCTTGCTCCTTCAATCAGCATCATAGGCTTTTTACTGATTTCACGGAGAACATCATTTGCAAGGGAAGGGTTCTCAGCATTTCTGTAGTTGTCGTACATCTGCTCTTCCTTTTCAGTTACCATGTAGGATTCACGGTAAAAAGGCATTTCGTTTTGAATGTCAGAGAATCCTCCAACATCTCTTAATTCTGCCTGTGCATCAAAATTAGATGCTTTCAGAGAAACAGGAAGACCACTCTTTCCATTAATGAATCTAAGGTCGAGACTGTCCTGCTTTCTTGTGCCAAATTTCTGTCTGCCAAGGTAAGGCGCAGAACCTAAAGTTTTTTCATAGTTATTCCACATTACACCGAGACTTCTCGCTGTAAATGCTTCGCTTAATGGTAATGCCATAGTTAATACCTCCTGTTATTTACGCTTCTACAATAGGTTCAGCACCGTAAAAAGTTACTCTCGGTGTTACTTTTCTTGCCGCATCTGCGATGGCTAAGGACTTTACCTTCTCCCAATCAATAGTTCCTTGGTATACATAAGTGCCAGGTGCATCACCCATAGTTACATCTACATCTTCAAGCAGATAACCTACGCACTTTGCGTCATTAGACGGATACGGTGTACCAGCAGGTACAACTTTTCTTCCGTCAGTTCCTGCACTCACACCGCTCTGTTCTACGATGCAGGCTGCTCCCTCATAAGGGAAAAACTTCAAAATACCTTTACTTTGTGTAAAGTCTCTAGTAATAGGCTTACCCATTCTTTTTACCTCCTATAAAACATAATGGTTTTTTGCTTCTTCGCTTGCTGAATTGCTTCCAAAGCTGATTTTTTCAGCGTTTTCTACGTCCGCTGTTTTTTCTTTACCGCCACCGCCAGCACTACCACCGCCCGGATTTGTGGTTCCGTTTGCGATTTCCTGCTCTTTAGCCTGTGCCGCAGCAGTCTCTTTATCAGAGATAATTTTTCCGAGTACTTCGTAGTCAAAACTGCCGTCATCCTTGATAACCTGTGATGCCTGTTCAGCAGAAATGTTAAACTTGGATGCCGCATTGCTTCTCTGATTCGCAATAGCTTGTGTCTTTTCAAGTTCTGCGATTTTTGCATTTGCAGAATCAAGGTCTTTTTGCAGTCTTTCCGAATCGGATAAATCCTTATCTTTCATGGCTGTGTATTCCTTTTCCAACTCACGCAGTCTTGTCAACTCTTCACTGTTTTTGTTTGCTTTTGCGTTTGCTGCCTGAACATCCTTGCCGTTTTCGGCAATAACCTTTTCAATCTGTTCATCAGTTAATCCCATTGCCGCTAAATCTTCTCTCTTCATAAATTACCTCCGTTATGTCCTACGTTTTTTTACGGTGCAACGACACCGAGTGACATTGCCGATTTGTACGCTCACGGCTTTGCGAATTTTTATAAAATAAAAACAGCTACCTATTTCTAGGCAACTGTCTTATTTTGCATTTGTTTTACTATTTCCTGTGCTTTTGCCATCTGCTCTTCCATGTTGATAATGTCAGCAGTTTTCCATAAAGCATCAAGGTAAGGCTTGGAAAGGTTGAAAGTCTTTTCGCAATCTCCCCAAAGTCCAACCGTTTTGATTGCAATAAGAGGATGAATACCGCACTGCAAAAGCTGCAGCAATGTTTGTGACTTGGTATACATATTGTCTTGTGGACTGTGGTTGATCTGCACATCAAAATCTCTAAGACTGATTTTCAAATCCTCTTTCTTAATGCGGATAACATTCAGCGCAACCTTGGCCAGTCTCTTCTCTGCTGTCTTAACAACCGGATCTTTAAGCCTTGCTCTTGATTTTGAGAAATCCCATCCGTTCCTCAGCTCGACCGCACCCTGCGTATCACCGCCAGTGTTTCCTTGTTTGTTTGGTATTCCCAAAATTGAAAGTGAGCTGTCTGTTAAATCGTCTTTAGATACCTGTGTCTGCGTTTGGTCAAGTTCCTGCGACATTACATCAACATCAGACTTGTTATCCTTGTTAATGGACTTTACAACCAATGCATGGTTCATTTTCATTTTTTTGAACTGTTCTTCATCAACTTCACAGTTTACAAATTTGTACCATGCCTGAATAAACTGCTCTATGCCGTCCATTCTATTAGACTGCGTATTATTTATTGCATCCAGCAGGTCTATAACAAGTTCAATATCAGATAAACGTTCATGGTTGTTTGGAAATTCCACGATAGGAATGCCGCCAAAACCATGTAACTTCCATGAATCAGCAATAACGGAACTGTTCTTTACTTTGCATTCATGCGTTTCTGTGTAGCAAAGTTTATACCATTCTCCGTTTTCGTCCTTTAATTCTTGGACTGCTAAAATCGGTTCTTCGGAACTACGGTTGTAAATAACAAACGTGTTCAGAGGATTAGGTGCAACCACACGGATAGGTACTTCACCATTTACTATCTGAATAGCTTTGAATGATGTTCCGGTTGCTGACTGCCATTCACCAGCTTTTATGTCTTTCTCGTGCTTATTTGCATCCGCTAAATAATCGTTTAGTTCATCTACTGCTTTATTTACAGCTTCATCATCTTTTCTGCTAACAAACTGAATAGGCTCGCCGTAAGTCTGACCGACCTTGAACTGTACCCACTCATAAGCATGATTCTCAACGATTTTGTTTGTTATATCCTCATTTGACAGCTTTGTTCTGTATAGTACCGGCTGATCTCCTTTGTAGTACTCCCACAAGTACTTGATAACTGACTTATTGTAATTAAAAACACCGATGCAATCACAAATAACCTTTACAATGTTGTCTTCGGTTATCTGCTCCACATCCGTATATGCAATTTTTCTACCGTGACAACCCTTTACAAGGTCTTGAAATTTCATAGTGTTCATATTTTTACCTACAAAAATGTTATTCCGCTGCTCTGATCTCTCTGTGGAAGTTTCTTGATCTCACGTTCTCCGGTCTCCGTATGATAAACAACCATCTTATCGCAATTCCTGCACTTATATGTCTTGTCGATATGCGATTTTGCACTACATTCACCGACCAACCGTCCGCATCCCGGACAGTACACTCTAATTTTTTGGTTAAAAATCATAAATACCTCTTTTCTTCGCACAAAAATACCGCCCACATAACGTAGACGGTATTCCCGGCTGTTTGCCTTTTAGGAGGATTAGAAAGCATCTTAAATATTTTCGTCAGTTTAACATTACCATTTTTTATATATGACATTCAATGACATCATTCATTCAAATATCCTTCTCCGTATTTCTTTTCAAACTGTTTCAATGCAGTTCCGTGAAGTCTGACAACCTGTCTCCATGAATATTTCATTTCTGTTGCAATCACTTCAAAAGTTTTCTTTTCGATGTACCTTGCGAACAGAATATTGTATGTGTTTTCATCTTCCATGCTGTCTATCTGCTGTATAATTTTCTCTTTTTTATCGACAAGTTCATCTACCATGCCATCTATTTTCCGTTCCATTTCATCAATTTTGGCATATTTTGTTCCGATTTTGTCAAAGTTCGGTGTAGTCTGCACTCTGTCACCACTTTGCGGAGCAGATATGCTTGCCGCCATATCTTTGAGTTGTGCAATTTCCGTGAGTTTATTATTTATCATCCGATTAAGGCGGCTTATCTGCCCTAAATATTCTTTTGTTGTCATATCAATACCTCCGTCCAAAAGAGAATGGGTTTTGAATTGCTTCTGCTTTTGCCATAGTTCCTGCTCTCATTTCATTTTCAAACAATGCAATGCTATCCGGTGCATCATCGTGTTTTACTTTTCCGCTACGTGTCATAGTGGTTAATTCCTTCATGAATTTGTAGTACTGGCTCTGCCTGTCCATTTTCTTGAAATCACGAAAATAATAATCACGAATTACATTATCCCTTGCATTTTCCATTCTCGTAATTTTGTTGGAACAGTTAAACTTAAACCTTGCGCTACATCTTCCACCCTGTTCCTTTACAAGTTCCATTACATCACGACCGAAGTATTCTCCGGCACTGTTACTCTCAAATGTCACAGTCTTTACATTGTGCTTAATAAGCATATTTGCGCATTCAGGCTTTGTGAACTGTGTTCCTGCATTATCAAATACTACATCAACGATATATACCTCGTTACCGTACACATATCCGACTGGCATAGCGCAGCTATCTTCTCCCTTGTCAGCACTATCACAAGCCGCCATGATTGCATCCGGCTCTCTGTCAACTGGAAGTTCCTCAAAATAATTTAACTCACTTTCAGAGAACATTCTTCCCTTTGCTTCGTATGGCTCTTGTTGGAACTCTGCCGCCCAGGTTTCTTCGGAAACAAGTTTTCTTTCTTTCCGGTAATAGTCCGTAGTGAATATTTTTCTAAGACCTCGCTTGTCCTTTCGGTATATTTCCCAGTTACTTTCGTCCGTTACAGGGTCAAGTGCCGGAATTGCAACCTCTTTCCATCTCCACCCTAGTTCATCAGCCTTGGTCTGTAACGCTGTAATAGGGTCATACAGGCTGTATTTTGTTCCCTGGATAATAATGGGTGTACCCTCTAATCTACGTCCTAAAACGTCATCTGTGACCTTTTCACACAGGAACTCTAACCTGTCTCTGTTTCTTGCTTCCTCATGGTTCTTTACGCAGTCATCAATATAAACAAGCACATTTGCTTCCGTACAACCTACGATTGCACCGTCAATAGGTCTACAAGTAAATGTTGGAAAAATATTTTTGCTTTTAAGGTCTATTGATAGATTTTCTGCGCTCTTGTATCCATCTTTGCTTATTTTTGTTGCTTCCGGGAAAACACTTAAAAACCGCTGATAGGTGCTTTCTGTTTCAAATCCTTGCAAAAGACCACCGTAGAATCTCTTTACCAGTCCTTCTCCTTTACCGACACCGAAAATGCTTCCATCTGGGTCTCTTCCACCCATCATTTGTGCCAGTTTCAATCCTCCGGTTGTCTTTCCTGTACGTTTCGGTTGTGAAACTGATAAGAAATCCAGTTTTCCATCGTAAATCTCTTGATATGCTCCTACTACTGGTTTTAAAACGTTTCTTCTTGGAAAATAAAATCTTCTCCACGGGTCTTTTTCATCAACTTCAATGTAATAAAAAAAGCTGTCAACTAGATATGCTGATTCATACATTAAAACATTGTAAAATTGATCTAAAATTTTATATGATGTATCATTATCCCCTGCGTATACTTCCAAATCAGCAACTCTTCCGCCTGTCTTTTCTCTGACATATTTTGCAATGAGTGACTTTGTTTTTGCTGATTGCTGCAATCCGTACTTAACATCATTTTCTGACCGAAATGCAACCGATAATGCCTGTATATACGCATCAATGACCTGTTCATCAATCCCTTTGCGCTGTATGTAATTGTCATAGCTGTTTACTGCTGTGATAAGACTCTGACTTGCCAAAAGAAAGGCACCTCCGCTTGTGGCAGAAGTGCCTTATAGGATTCTGCCTATAATTTTTCTAGGTTAGCGACTAACTCCGTTTGTTAGCCGGTGATTTTGTTTATTCTAATTCGTCTGCATGTCTTGTCATTTCAATCTGTGTTCCATTTTCATCACGTGTACAGACAGTTACATATTTGTCAAAGCCACTTATCATATCCCCAAGCCTTATTTCAGTCTTATCATCATTAAAGTTATAACATTTACGCATTTCTTCGATGCAGTTATTCATTTCAGTTATTTTCATAACCTCAATCCTTTCTCACACTATTCGCTAATGATTTTGTTTCCTCTAAGATTTTCTTTACCAAAGCATTTGAAAACTCCATATTGTCTTTAGGGTATCTTCCTAAGATCGATTTTGCATATTCATTAACTGCATCAACTGAAATATCAACACCAATAGTCATATCATGCAATTCAGATGTTTCTATCAATTTGTCATTATCATTGCCGATATGCTTTACATTATCAATTTTTATAAATTTTCCATCACAAAGTTCGCACATACTCAATCCTCTGTTTTGTTTTTCAATCTCTCCATTAACCGTTCACATTTATCAAGATTTGCGCAAGCAATATTGTTCAAGCATATTTCGGTTGTTATATTCACTTGTATCAGCTTCGGTTCAAAATCTTTGCAATACCGACAACAATCTTGAAGAATAAAGTGAAATCCATTCATGAAAAATTCCTCCATAACCCATGCAGACGGAATCGAACCGCCGACACACATCCTATGCGGATGCCGCTCTACCACTGAAGCTATACATGGGAATCACACCGTAAAACCTTTTATGACTTGCGCTTGCCATAACCAAATGTGCACCACCTACTTGTCACTGACTATCCACAATCTCACAGTCTTGTCTTTTTCTCTACTTCATAGGCTTGGTTTTCGCTAAACGTATGTGGCTTACGTTTTAGCCAGGGAATAGTTGCCGTGGGAGTCGAACCCACCCGACCCAAACAATTCCGACTACTTTTGAATCTGCAAATTCTACTCGCAGAAGTGTTTTTCGTTGACCGATAATGAGCAACTACTATCCATACATCTCCCATCGACCTGAACTATTGCAGTAGTGCCAGACTAAGTGGAGATAAGGATAAACACGCCCGGAAAGCATCGAACTTTCGTTAGAGGTTTTGGAGACCACATTCTGACCAACAGACAGACGTATATAAAGTTTTCACGATTTTTTGAAACTTGAAACGGTCAAACTTTTTCATTGCTTTCCAAAACAAGAGGATTTGTCGCCACCTCAACAAAGTTACTTTCTAGAATTTTCACTTCTCAATAGCAACCACAGGTCGCATCCTTCAGCAACGCACGCCATGTTAGGGATTTGAACCCCAGAGACTTTTACATCCAAACTGTTTTCAAGACAGCACCCTCGACCAACCGGACACATGGCAAATATAACATGGTTAATTGCTAAAACAGGTATCTCAACTCACAATTATGCATATCCCACTGCGAACAATGATATGCGTTCCCACTCGTATAAACGCAGATACAAGGACTTGAACCTTGACAGCATTTCTGCTGGATAGCTTAGCAAGCTACTGTGATACCATTACACCATATCTGCAGTCGGGAGGTTTTTTACTTGGTTATCTCCCACCCAAGGATTTTTTAGTCAGCCGCAAGCGGCTCCATCAAGTTCCCATGAGATAAACATTAACCGGTGTATTTATCCCCTATGCTTCTGTAATAAGCATACTCGGAGTGTACTTGCAACAACACCCATTGTGACGAAGGGACTCGAACCCATACCCCACAGCTTAGAAGACTGTTGCTCTCTCCATTTGCGCTACGTCACAATGTGCGTTTCCATAAGCTGTATGCCTACATTTAAGGCGCTGACACAGCGCAACACTTATGGCTATTTTTATTTTCGCAGGGCATCCGCCAGTTACCTGCTAGTTGGGAGCGACCCAACCACCTACGCCAATTTTATGTCCGCAATGGCTGTTCGGGATTTTAATGTCTTTACTGACAACCCACGGATTAAAACCTACAACGGTATTCCGCAAAAACCGGGCTATCATAAACCGGTTAAACCCTCACGAGCCTTGCGACGGCTCTTAACAGCATTCCGCTATGAGGTGAAAGGAGTGTCTCCAATGGAAAAGTATGGAAGACAATTCGCAGATGGCAAAGACCGAAAGAAGAAAACATCTGCGAAACAGGGTTAGCTGGATTCGGACCAGCGAATGCAGCAGTCAAAGTGCTGTGCCTTACCGCTTGGCGATAACCCCTAAACTCCGGGAGAGAGACCATCTGCTCCCGGATTATTTTCGTGAAACACCCTATATTGCTTAATTGTCACGCCTGTGCACGGTATTCTGTAAAACTTTGTGTTGTCGAACGCATATTTCCATTTTTCGTTTCCCACACACAGGCTACATACACTCTTGATGCCTTGATTTCTCTGCCACATATCCGATGCCAACACAACACAGGATATTCGGCAATAAAAATGGCTTTATGAATTTAACCCATTCAACGATGTGATATGGGATAATTCGCATAATCTCAGGTAACCACATAGGCTATACCCAAATGAGATAAACTGCCAATGCTAAAAACCAGTCAAATATAATACTTAAAATTCCGGCAGGCACAGTCTTTTGAGAAGATAAACTGCATAACCCGCAAATAACAAGGATAATCAAAACCACGCTTGTTACGATTTTCAAAAGTATCATTCCCATTACTTTTTCTTCTTCCTTTCTTCAATTTCATCAATCATTGCCATTACCAGTGCTTTAGCAAACTGGCTATTGTTGTGCATTTTAATCAGCAGATTGCCTTGCCGGATAAGATACGACCAGTCATCATCCGTTTTCGGATTAGCGCACTCTTTATGGATTTTCCAAACTTCTGTGTAAATCTCTTTAATCTCCGGTGGCAATTCACATTTCTCCTTAACTGGCAAATCTTCTTTAGGCTCTTTATCAAGTCTGATCTTTTGGTGCTTCATCTGACAGCTAACCATTTCCGTAACGTTCTCACGGTCTCTCTTAATCCCATGACCTTGCAGAAATAATTCGCATTGCAGGACTTCACCGCATTTTGAACATTCGTCTTTTATTTCTTTCCCAAATATCTGCATACGCTTAATCTCTACCAGTGACTACTGCTCTTAAAAATACTCCGATGATGAACAGGATATATACCCATGCAGGAGCATGTAATTGAACCAGTATCCATGCTAAAACTATGTAAATGAAAATCATGTGATACACCTCCTAAGGGTCTTTTTTATTTTTGAGGAAATTTTTAAAATCAACCACAGGCGAAGAACTTTTCTTCTTTTCCGTCTTCATAAACAACCCTTGCTACAAATTCCTGCGAGTGATCCATTTTCAAACATTTTGGTGTGTTTAACATATCTATCCGGTTCTTAAGAACCTTTATGCGATTATCTTTCAGGTATTTCTTATAAAACCACATATCAGTTAGCTTGCTTCCCTGAGTAAGTTGCAACTGTTTCTCACATTCTTTTCTGCCTATCTTGCCTTTCTTATATTCGTCTAGGATTTTCAGATAGCCCGGAACAGGCGGCTTTCTAGGTCTGCCAGTGTTTTCAGGTTTCTTTATGTCTCTGATATTCCTAGAACCATGTGCAATTTGATGGCAAACATGGCAAAGAGGTACAATGTTACCTATATTGTTTGTTCCTCCCAATGCTAAAGGCACTATGTGGTGATACTCTACATCTAAATTACTTCCACAGTTACAGCAAACTGTTCCAAGTTTATCTTTTAGTTCATCTTTGAAAGATGGTCTGTTAAATTGCAATTTGTTTTGTGTGTAAGATAACTCCATGTTTAGTATCACCTCCTGTCTAAGCCTTTTTATTTTTTTGGTAGTTTATGGGACTAAGTAGGGGGCATGGGCGAAATTCTGATAGACCCCCTCCCCCTAGTGTTTCATGCTGTTTTAACTATGCGTTAAACACGTCTTTATGGAATAGTTTATTGACACATCCTTAACTACCCCATATTTCCGCACATTTTCAAAGTTGTTGCTACTCATTCGCATTTATGTTTTTCTCTACATCTGTGCCGAAATCGGTCAACATTGATGTATTTTGTCCATTTATACTGCCTAACTGTGGCAAATCCGAAGCAGTTAAGGACTGTTTATGGTTCTGCTGCTCTCTCGATACTCCAGGAAGATTCCAACCGTAGTGACGATTTAATATTGCCAGGATCCCTACAGGGTTGCGCTTTGCTGTGGCAAGTTTTGCGCTTAAAGACTCTTCACGGAAATCCGATATCTTTTTGCCGATGTCAGAACACGACGGACTTAATTTAGTCCCCTCATCTCTCCATGTAGCTATTGTATATCTGTCTATACCTGTTAATAAGCTAAATCCTATAGCTGATACCTCTTTATCATACATCATACACATATATATATAATAATCACATATACGGTTAACTAAATCATAGTTATAAGCGTTATAGTTACTAACTCCACCTGTAAATGATCCAGTAGTATTTACAAGGGATTTAGACTTGAGACAATCAGGCTCATTAAATGCATGACGTTTAATATACATAAGAGCAGCATTCCAGACGCTTTGAGACTCTTGTCTAATATCCTCGATTTTCTGATCCTTGCAGAACTGGGATAGGTATAATTCCATGTCATTTTCATATACCTGGGATGTTTCTGTGTTTTCGACTTTTTCCATGCTCTGCACCTCCTAAAAATCTGCATAAAAAATCACTAGGCATCACTTAATAAACCCATGTTTTTTTGATCTCCTCAACGTGTATCAGTAAAACATAAATCTAAAAAAGTGATCAGCTAGTGACTTCTGATCGTTTCCGGTCTGTCGGCTCCGGTGGTCTTGGTTACAATCTGGGCGGCTGTATATCCAGAGGGGGGTGGATTTGCACCGCTGTCACTCGCACCGTGTTAGCGTCGGCTCCCTAACTGATTTAATCATAACACAAGGACTATTAAAAAATCCACAACATAATATCACAACCTTTTACGCATTTGACGATTTGTTATTGTGGTATGTCTGCCGGTGATTCTGAGCATATAAAAATCATGCGATTAAAAAATATCATGTGGTTAAATTTGACAAATGGGGTTATTTGACAGACAGACAGGTGATTTTTGCAGATGGGTGTTTGGTGGTAGCTGGTCAGCTCTAGTATTTATATATACTTGGTATATCATTGTCTTTCTGCACTTATTTACTTTTATCTTATCTCCTTTTATTTAATCTAATCTTATTTAATCTTATCTGCGTCTACAAAATGTCTACAATTTGTCTACAAAATTTAGCACGTTAAAACAACACAGTGAAAATAGATCAAGAAAAGCAGGCTGTTACACCTGCTTAAAATATTTGACACTATGCAAATTGTGTGCTATAATTTTAACAGTCTCACAGCGTAGATGGTCGCTGTGATGGTCCCGCTACCGATTCCAGCGGGCGAGGATTGAAACAATTATGTTTCTTGTAAAACAACAATTTGTTTTTGTCTTCCGGTGTGGATGGATGCCGGAAGATCTTCCCACCAATTCCGGGAAGATAAAGGATTGAAATAATTGTAATTTTTGTAATTACGCAGAAAAGAGAGAGGATAAAACCTCTCTCTTACTGTTTAATCTCTATTATCATTTTTTCCCTCTCCGTAGCACTCGTAAAAAGCATCTATAAGCCGCCCGAGCTGGTCCGGTGTTAATTGATCCTTTAAATCATCAGGAATCCGGCTATAATTTGCATTAAATGTATCCGCACATCTGCCGATTTTGCAAGCTTTTTTAACTTGCTCCAATTTGTACATCTGTCCCAATTCCTGTAACGTGATTTCTCCGGTTTTTACTGCTTCTTTGCCCTCTCTAGTCAAGATGCTCATTGCAACTTCTTTTTTTACTGTTCCGATTCCATTAATTCTCATGATTTTCAACCTTTTACCCTTTCTTTTATGCTATTTGTTTACTTGTTCTTCTGATACGTTCCGCTCTCGCTGTGATCCGGTCAATTAGTGCCCTGTCACCGTATGCGGTCTTTCTGGCCAATAACTCCGGATCTGTCATGCTCTCCAGTGCTTGGAGCGTTTCCGCTTGCACTGTCTCCAGTGCTTGGAGTTCTGCCCGGTTAAATTCTTTTAAAGCCGGCTTTTCCGTATGCTCCAGTTGCTCCCGGTAATACCGGAAGAACTGCCGGACATTTGACCGGATCCGGTAAGCTTTCTTTTCTGTGATCTGTTCCGGTGTTCCTGTCATGTCGTTCGCTCCTTCCGTTTGTTTGTATCTTGATTATATATCATGTTATATAACATGTCAATAGTTTATTGCAATTATTTATTGATATTTTTTCAAAAATTCCTCAGTGTCAACAACTTGCGGTTGTTCCAATGCTTTCCGCTCTGCTCTCCTCTGCTCCTGGAGTTGGTGCAATCTTTCGTTTGCTTGCATCAGTGCGACTTTCTCGGATACCTCTGTACGCTCTGTATTTGCCTTTTCTGTGGTCTTTTCCGTCTCTTGCGGTAAATTGTCCGTCTTGCGCTCTAAAGCGTCTAAATAAGCCAATACAGCCGATACAGCTATATCATTAATAGATATGTTGTTTTTGTCTGCTCTGTCACGTGTGCCTTTTGGCAATCTGATTTGCGCAAGGTCGTATTTGCTCCGGTAATTGCTTACTGCTTTTTTGGTGTATTCTGGTGTTTTTGCCATTTTTTTATACCTCCGTAAATTTATCTTTATCATATTATATATCATATTATATATGTTTGCAATATATTTTTTTATATTACATAATATATAACTTTATATATAAAATTTATATAATTTGCTATTGACTTATGATATATAACATGATATAGTTATCTCAACAAATAAAAAAGCCGGTGACCACCTACCAAGCGAACACCGGCACCCAAAAAGAAAGGCACCACAATTATAACACGGTGAAAAGGTAAAATCAATATGAGAAAGAATGAATTATTAGAAGCAATTGACAACATCAAGGCAAGAAGCGCATGGAATAAAGGTGTAAAGATCTATGCTTATGAGCTTGTAGAAGCTCTAGAAGTTGAAGAGATTCCGCAGGACAAAACAGAGTTAAAAAGCCTTTTACTGAATGGCGCCGCTGACTGGAAACAGTACAGTTGGGGCGGCTGCTCTCTGATTTATGATTGTGACATTGCCGAACGTCTCTGTTGTCCGTCTGAGTTAAAAAAGGTTTGTGGCGGAGAGAACAAACCAAACAGATCGGAGGAATGGTTAGACACACAGGCAAGAGCATTAAGCCATTCTTTTGATATAATTTATCATATTGTTAAATTTAGCAAGTAAGACAGGCTTACAACCGGGATCAAGTCCCGGTCTTGCTTTTACCCGGAAACGGGAAAAATTGAAAATATGGAGGTATTACGCCATGAGCGAAAACGAACGCAGAAAAGAAGAACTAATAAGACGACTGGACAACCTCGAAGCCTGCAAAGATAACCCGGTATACCTTGCAGAGATCAAGAAAGTACGCAAAGAGCTTGCAGATATAAATTGCGAACAATAGCCGCCGCAGAGGATGCCCGCCGGATCACTACCGGCGGCGGTTTTATGGGTGGAATATGCCCAAAAATTAAAAATAGGAGGTTGCCAAGATGAAAGAAAAGAACCTTGAAAGACTTTACAAGCTGTTAGAGCGTGCGGAGCGAGAGAAAGACACGGAGACAGCCGCCGCCATTCGGTGGGCAATTTTTGAACTTGAAAACAGATAAAAGACGGCTTGCAACCGTCTTTTTGACGTGTCCTTCCGTTTGGCGGTCTGTTTTCGTTGCTCTTCTGCCGGATCCGGTCGGATTATGTGCACAGGTATATTGACGGCTTGCGATGGCTTGGTGTACAATCAAATATTACAAGGGGGATTTTGCCAAAATGCGAAAATTGGGAATAGGTCATGTATATGACATCATGGATAGTGTTTTAGATGCTGGAAAACGGTTGGAAGTCGTTTTAAATGTGGAATCTACCAGGGGTGGTCTGTCTCCGGAATCTGCGGAGCTGCTACGGTCTGCGCACGATGCTATTCTTTCGGCTGTCGGAGACCTTGCGAAAGCTGTGACACGGTGACCGGATGCACCACAGGATCTTACACGCGTTTCATGCCTTGAATCGGCATAAAAAAATCAGTGAAAAATCTCTGAAAACGGATTTTTCAGCTTGAAAAGTGCTACCCCGGGGGGATTGAAAATTTTTAGCACGAAATTTGTAGAAAAATTTTTCTTTCAAAAACCTCTGAAAACGAGATTTTCGGTTGAAAATGCAGACCTACGGGGGTATGAAAACGGTTGACCCAAAATTTTTTACGAAAAAGATCTCAAAAAATGAGATTTTTAATAAAACCTATAGGGGGAAATATTATGAATTGCTACAAATGTGGTAAAGAAATGAGAGTTGTTCCGGAACAAGTGGCTACGGACGAAAAAGGACTGCCGATATATCACAGAATAGGTTATTGTGATTCTTGCATGTCTAAATTTGATATTGACATTTTGGAACAGCAAAAAAATCAGACAGTTCAGAACAATCAAAAGCCGCCTAAGAAAAAGCAGAGCACATTAAGTACGTTGGCGGCTGTGTTTTCTATTTTGACATTTACTCTTCCGGTTGCTGTTATTCTTGCAATAATCGACATTGCTACTGGTGATAAAAAGAATAAATTGCATACTGGTTCATGGTTTGCTATTATATGGTGTGTTCTTGCAATCATAGTTTACAACATAGGTAACAAACCTGGTGACGATGTTACTATACCTATTGCAGAAGTAAAAGTTTCTGTAGAATCTACAGAGGAACAGGCACCGGAGCCTATCATAAATAAGTCAGATACTGTCATTTCTCCCGGTTACACATTCGATGCGGACGGCTTGCAAGTCACAATCAATGACTTTGACCTTGATTTCACTGACTATGAGGATGAATACGGTTGGAACACTCCGGCAGACGGAATGAAATACATAATGATTGATGTTTCCTATCAGAATAACAGCAAAGATGATAAGTATGTAAGCATTTATGATTTCCAGTGCTACGCAGACAATACAGATTGCGAACAGAATTACAGTGTTGTGGAAAACTCTTCGTTGAATGCGAATATTTCAAGTGGAAGAAATACCTCTTACAAAATTGCATTTGTAGTTCCACAGGATGCACAGAGTATTGAACTGGAATATGAAACAAGTATATGGACCGGTCATAAAGAAGTCATAAAATTACAATAGAATATAGGATTTTAAGGGCATTCTACGGAATGTCCTTATTTTTGTGTAAAAAAAGAATGTCCTCCACGACAAGGACACTCTTCTTTTAAAAATACATGTTTGATGCGCTTTTGCTGAAAAGTATTGCTACTGTTCAGCTGGTATAAATTATAGTTTGGTCACTATTAATTATAGCATTTGTAAAAGCACTACGCAAGCATTCTCATGTAATCTTTGATAATTTCATCAGCCAGTGTAAACACATTTCTTCCATAAGTGGCTAGGAAGTCTGCAACAATCTCTTCTACCTCAATCGGCATGGTAAGGTTGTATGAAAATGCAAACGCATGGCACAACTCATGGCAGAGAACACGGTCAAAGAATGAGCCATTGATTCTGTTGGAAATATAAATGCACTGCGTATTTCTGTCTGTCATTCCAAACGTGTATGTGTTATCAGAACGCATTAGCATAGTGCTGTGTGGCTCTACAAGCCTTAAATTCCAAACGATACCATTTATCGTGAACATCTTACCACCTCCAACATAAAAGGGGCTAAATAAGCCCCTTATGTGTGTTATCCGATTTTTGTTACCAGTGCGGACAGTTTACTCTTAAGGACGGACTTCTCTTCCGGTGTGGCATCGTTGATGATTTCAGACATATCCGTTGCCAGTTCCGTCATGTAAGTGTTCAGGTCACGCACTTTTGCTTCCTTGTCCGCAGGAGTGTTAGCTTTGTGCAGTTCCTTATTTTCCATGTAGGCTCTACGGCTCATGCCGCTTCTGCCCTCTCTTGAATCACGCATACCGGATAAAGAAGTTTCCGTGTAGTACATACGCCCCATGTCTCTGTCCATGTCACGGTGATACATTTCTGGGGTCATGTGGTAATAAGGTGGCTCTTCATAACCTCTGCGGTAGGTTCCACGACCTTTAGGTGCAAATCTGCCATCAGCATAGCGGTAATGGTCATAAAAACGTTTACCACCGTCACCGTAACGATCAAACATTTCCATGACTTCGTCCGGATCATAGTCATGCATGGCTTTTGTCAACTCACGGTAGTACATTGCTTCGGATAAGTCTTTCATCATATCAACGACTTTCCCCATTTCACAAGTATCTACTTTGTCAATTCCTTTGTCAAACTGCGTTTTAGCGCATTCAGAAAGTTTTTCAATCATTTCATGCATTCTTTTAACATCCATGATTTCCACCTCCTACGCTTCACGAACGGCAATTAAATTACTGTTCTGCACTTCGATAGCCTGTGTAGAAGTGTTCTGAACTGCTACCGTGCTGCAACATCCACAATGAACATCAATGTAAGCCTGTGCAAAAACGTTAAATAAATTCTCTGCAGCTGCCGGAGTTACAATCATTCTTGTGGACTGTAAAGGTTCTCCATCTACTGCCAGCGCAAGGGAAATTTCCCCAACAGTTCCACCAGTGGGAATCTGAATGTTTCCGGAATAGCTTACAAGGAATCTTGCCCGGCACTGATTAGTGATACCTCTTAATTTTACAATTCCGGATCCCTCTCTATGATTGATACAATTACTTCCATTTACGGCAGTTTCGGTAAAAGCAATGTCTGCTCCTGCTGCCACAGTCTGTAATGCTACTGCTGTATATTCAGCCATAAAAAGTACCTCTCTTTCAAAATAATAGGGGCAAACCATGTAGTCTGCCCCATGTTGTCAGTAATTCTGCATAGCAGACATAACCATAAGGTTAAGTTACTCGATATGCAGTTTTAGCATCCGCAACCAGTGTTGCAACCGCATCCGTAATATACGTTAGGGTTGGGAACCTGGTATGCCGGGATGGGCGCAGGATTCACAGCGTTAATGATCTGCTGTGTCTGTGCACTCATGGCAGTGGTCAGAAGAGCATTCTGACGATCCTGAGAAGCTGCTCTGCGCAGATCGTTATTCTCTGCGGTCAGAGTTGCAATCTTATCCTGGCATAAGTAGTCAAGGATTGCTCTCGTACCGGCATTTTGACTATCGATAATGTCACGAGTGTTGTTGTTCATGGTGTTCTGCAATGCGCAAGTATTCGTTGCCATATTGTAGTTCACGCCCTGAATAGCTTCACGGGTTTCGCAGCAGCACTGTGCTAACTGTGCCTGTAAAGCGTTAGCATTCTGCATTCCTGCTACGGTGTCTGCATTGATAGCCTGTTGGATACCATAGCCAGTCTGTAAAATGTTGGTATTTACGCCATTAAATCCGGTAAGCATACCGTTGTTTACAGCGTAGAATCCGTCACACAGACCGTTGTTGATTCCGTCCAGTTTACCGATGATAGACTGGGTGTCGAACCCTCTTTGCAATGCAGAATCAGTGTAGTAACTGGAATTAGAGCCATTACCGCCCCACCCATTACCGCCCCAACCGCCAAAAATCGCAAAAATTACGACTATGAACCAGAGCCATCCACCGTCACCAAATGCACCATTATTTCCGTAGCCATTTCCGGCAGCTGGAATAACAGGCATGGTAAAAGGACTGTTGTTTGTTTCAAACATATTAGATTACCTCCATAATTTTATTCATAAAGAGGTCTTCCGGATTTTGTGCACAAACCTCTAATATGCTGTTAAAAAGGAAACTGACTTTTTATCTGTCTCATTACATCATCAGGATTTATACCTTGCGTTTTGCATATGTTCCTTGCAAGATTTTCCACCCCTTGAAAATCACCTTTTTGAGCCATTCCATAAGCGTTTTTCACCATGTCGTTAGACATAATCTGGCTGTTTCCCATCATATTTTGTATAAACTGTTGTGGATTCCCCATCCCTTTGAGTATCTGCATAGGGTTCATCATTTTCATTCTGCATCATCCTTTCTTTGCGATTGTGGAGTTTTTCTTTGTGATTGCGAAGATTTCAACTGCTCAATTTTCTGTTCCAGTTCATCAAACCGCTTCATAAATACCGCTGTGGCTTCGTCTGATAGGTCAAATTTTGCCTTTTCTGTGTCAGACGGTAAATTGTTAGGGTCTGCATCTAAAATAGGCTTGTAGATCCTTGTATAGATTTTCCCATCTGCTCCCCAGGATTTAGCATAAATCTCTGACATATCCTGTTTAGGGAAAAATGCCGTATTGCCATCCATAGGAACTTCATTCGGTGCTATGCACTCTTGCGCCGGTACAATACGACCGTACATCTGTATTGCGTTTTGTTGTGTCTGTTGCATAAACTGCTGTGGTTGGAATTGCTCCTGTTGTGGCATAAACTGTCCGTACATAGGTGTTCTATACTGCGGATTGAAATAGTTTGGATTCATAATCGGCTGTGGCATGGCTATTCTCCTTTTCTTCCATTGATTCTATCTGTTTCGCAATTTCCACTTCATCAAGGGTCTGATATGTCGGTTTGTTCAAAAGTCCCAACGGGCTGAAATTCATAAGCATTACCAAGTTCTCCTATAACTTCCTCTGTGGCATGGACTACGATTGATTGATATTTAAGCGGAACACTTCCCATCTGTTCTTTACTAAAAATACGTTCCAGTGCTTCATCTGAAAATCTGAATTTTGCCATAAGGTCATTCCTCCTTATGCTTAAATTTTGGCATAAAAAAAGTCGCATATAGCGACACATATACGACACTTTTGCGACAAGAAAAAAATATGCAGTTTTAAAAGT